AATTTCCCACATTAGTGGACACATTATTAGAGAAGGATATCATAGCATATCTTCTTGAAAATTCTCACACATTTAAAGAAGTTAGCAAGGTTGTTAGCCAAGAGTCGTTCGTAGATGACTTACACAAGGCATCATTCTTGGCGATGAACGAGCTTTCATCTACTAATGGTGTCTTTAATCGTTACGATGTATTTCGTAGCCTTAAATCAAAGGAATCCGATTTAGGAATTAATGCTTCGCCTGTGTTGTCGTTGTTACCTACGAGAGCAATTGACCATATGCAAGTTGCATTTGAACTAAAGGAGTTGGAGAACAAGCGACATATGTCCAATATGGCTAACAAGATTCAGTTGGGCTTGGACAATGAAGATGACTTGTCTACGCTAACATCTATAGTTGAACAAGGCTTGATGATGTTGCAAGACTCTACATCCTCTCAAGAGGTTTACTCTATTGAGAATGTATACGATGAAGTAATAAATAAGATGGAGGAGTCTGCGGGGACACAGAAGTCTTTTAGTGGAATTGATACGGGTAGTCGCAAACTTAACTACACATTGGGTGGTTGGCAAGAGGGGATGACTATTATAGCCGCTCGACCATCTATGGGAAAAACAATCGTTGGATTGGAGCATACAAAAGCGTGTGCAAAGTCAGGGAAAAAGGTTTTATTTTTAAGTTTAGAGATGCCTAAAAATTCCTTGTTGTACAGGTATATTTCTTCCGAAATTACCGAATACAATTATTCTGATCTCAAAGCAAATAGAATTTCTCCCGAAGATGTCAAGAAAATTAAGCAGTCGCAAGCGAAAGAGTTAAGAAGTTTGCCTATCTATTTCTACGATTCCGACAACAGAGATATTAACTACTTATCGATGATGATGACTGCCGAAGTTCGCAAGAACAAGATTGATATGGTAGTCATTGACTATCTTCAGTTGATTCGTGACAATCAAATCAAGGGGCAAGATGATTTCTCTCAAGTTTCATCGGTTAGTAACAAGATACAGAAGTTGTCGAGGAAGTTGAGAATACCTATTATCTGCCTATCGCAGTTGTCAAGAAATGTAGAGTCGCGACCTAACAAGACACCTATGCTTGCTGACTTAAGGTCATCGGGTAACATCGAACAAGATGCTATTGTCGTAATTGGGCTGTATCGTGATGATTACTACAAGTATGTTGATGCGAAGGCGAATGGTCAAGCAGTCGCTCCAATGGACAATACATTAAAGTATGTTATCCTTAAGAATCGGGATGGCGAAGTTGGAGATGTAAACAGATTTGTTGATGTGAAGACAAACAGAGTTGCTGATACTGAAGAAGAGTTGTTTAGATTCACAAAACCAGAAGTGCTGTACAAAGATTCTGTGTTGAATACAATGAAGAATGTATTTGATAATGTTCAAGAGTCACCTTTTTAATCGAAACCAAACAAAAAAAATATGATAACTAATTTTGAGTCAATCACAAGGGTATTGAGTCCCGAAGAAGTTGGAGTAATCCTATCTCTGACACGAGTTTTAAGTTCTGCATCTTATTCTAATCCGATTAAGGCAGATGAAATTGTCCGTAGGGTGAGTGGTCATCGTGACAAGGATGGTAAACCAGTTTACTTTAATCAAGTGAAGTTGCGTAAGTTGGTAAACTTTATCCGAAGCGAATCTATATTGCCTATTATTGCTACATCAAGAGGGTATTATCTTTCTTATGATAGGGATGAAATCGCTATGCAAATCAAATCTATGGAGGAGCGAGCTGATGCTATCACAAATGCAAAGAATGGTTTAATGATTTTTTTAGACAAGTAAGGCTATGATGAGAAACCTAATTTACATTCTGTTGATATCGATGATATTGCAGTCTTGCTCGCATCGATTAGATTATTGCAGAGACAACAAGAGGTTGCCAAAGTCAAGGATTAAGTTGATAAAGAAATTAAAAAGAACCTATAATTACAAACCTTATAAATTTATTCGGTAATGGAGATATACAAAGAGCTGAATAAGTTCAAGCATATTAAATACTTTGATGCCCCGCACAAGTATTACATCGGAGAGCAAGAGTTGTTAAGTGGTACATCGTTTCTTGGAAAACTTAAGCCGAAGTTTGATGCTCAAAAGATGGCGAAAGGTACAGCTAAAAAAACCAAGCGATCAGTCGAAGATATCCTTGAGGAATGGGATTACAAGAGAGATTTCTCTGCGATGAAAGGAACATTTGTTCACAGCTATGCAGAAAACTTTTGGTCTAACAAGATATTCCCTTACGATTGGGAGTTGCCGAAGCAAAGGTTTGGAGAAGATGGTGCATTGAATTTAAGGGAAAGGTACGAGGAGTGTATTCGTTTGTTTGAGGATTTCTACAAAGATGCATCATCAAGTCTAATCCCGATAGCATCAGAGTTAGTTGTTGGGGACCAGAATTTACCTGTTTACGATGAAGATGGGGAGCTTATTTCTTCGGGAATTGCGGGTATGGTTGATGGTTTATTTTGGAACGATAAACAAAATGAGCTTCAAATATGGGATTACAAGACTAACGGAAAGATTCGTATGAGTTCAGAATATCGTAAGCGTTTCAATCCTCCAATTGCCTTTATTGAGGAATGTGAGTACGAGACTTATTCCTTGCAGTTAAACTTGTACAAGTACATCATTCAAAAGAACACAAACCTAAAGATTGGCAAGTGCTATCTTGTTTGGTTGCACGAGGAGAATCCATCGTACCAAGTTATTGAATGTAAGGAGTACCAAGATGTAATTAGTTTACTTTTTAAACCAAGAAAATAATGACAGACCCTGTAGAAGATTTAGTTGGCGAGGCAGAAATTACGATAAGAGATGCCTACCGAAGAGGAGTCGAGAATGCGAAAAGTTCTATTGACAAAATTCCTCAAACACGAAGAATACTTTCAGACTTTGAAGAGTACCTTGTTGGATTCAAGATGTACAAAAACTTGGATGGGATTCGGTACTACGAGATTGAAGGCAAATTGCTTAACATAAATGAAATCACAAAACTTTTCCTTTTAAGATATGGATACGAAGAAGAGTAGTTTAATCGCAAGGGTTAAGACTTTCATGAAAAAGTCAAATCTCCCGTTCATAAAGATAAAAGACACGGAGAATATACTGCTAATGAAATCAGTTGGCAGTCACCATTATCTGCTGATTCAGTTTTACGATATGCCAGACAAATGGTTTGATGATCGTAATTACTTTGACATCAAGGTAGCTTATGGAATTGATTATAAACAAGTAGTTGGTGCAGTAGAAAGATATTTAAACGGACAATAATGAGATACATAATAATTTTAATGGTACTATCTTCTTGCGAGGCAACGGAGATACCAAAACCAATAAGTGTTGAGAAGTTAACAAAGTCTTACTCAATTAATCATCAGCCACACGCTGGCGTTTTCAATCCACAATATTTACCAAATCTTAAATACAACGGGAAATAAACAACAATAAATATGAAAGCAAAATTTACAGCCACACAAAGGCTAATCGAAGTATTACCAAGCATTAGAATACGATCAGGATTCTCTAAATTGCCCACATCAATAACATTCTCGTGGATTATTTTCTCGCTAAGAATAACATTTTAAAGATGATAAATAAATTCAAATGCAATAAGTAATGGCAGAAGAAAAAGTAGATTACTATGCCATAGCAATTGCTTGGGGCGAGAAGTACCTCGAAGACAATCTTGAATCAAAGTCTTACTCTTATAAAAAAGGAGAGGTTATGGGCGATGATAGAAAGTTTGTATCCGTTTGCATAGAGAGGCTCAAGCATAATTTTGGCAGAGAAAAACAAGCGGCATACAGAAGGCTTCGTGAATTTAAAATATTTATTGAAAAGAATAAGTAACTTATTTGCTTTATTAAATACTTTGAGTTAGTTTTACATCGAATTAAGTGTTAAAGAGTTTGCGTGTTAGTTTATATTAAAACGCCACTTTTTTGTAAGGGTTAGAGTGGAGAAATGGAGTGTCCATACACGCTTTTTTAGAGTAAAAGTCCCCCGAAATCCATAGAGATGTACTGGGCTGACAGCTTGGAAAGACAAGCTTTTTTTGAAAACCAAACCAAACAAAATGAAAAGATTACTCACAGACAAAGAGATGCGTGATATGATTTGTTATTACGCAAAGTGTCAATCACTACGAGATTTTATTGATGAGAAAGTTGTAGCAAAGAACTTTCATTTCCAAAAAATTAAACAGCTAACAAGCTTGTTAATAATTGAACTTGAGAAGCAAGTTGATGTTATTATGAAGGCAGAAGGTGGAGATAGCAAAGGTCTTGTTCTTGACCAATTCGTTAATGCATCGATTCAAGCTGACCATTTATTTGACATAGCGTTAAAGCTTGAGAGTTTAGATAACGACACTAAAATTGAATGTGCAACAAAAGTATCTGATATATTTAAGTCTTATGGAGTCGAATAGAGAAACAACAACATTTACTGATAGTATCGTATTTGATATCATCAAAGAGTTCGGCGAGCGGGCTAAAAAAGGTTACGATAAATATGGAACTGATATGGATAGAACAGACTTATCTGTTGCTGATTGGTGCCAGCATTTGCGAGAGGAATTAATGGATGGATTGGTTTACCTTACCCGACTAAAGAAGGATATAATTTCTTTAGAGGAGGAAATTAAAGTCCACAGGGAAGAGGCTAATAGGATGTCAGATATGAAATCAAGATATACGCTAACTTGGAGCCCTAAAAAGGAAGACTTAACCTTGACAGGAACAAGAAATGGCACGGGAATTGTATACAAAGGCATATCGAAACCAAACGATACTTACACCGATGAGGAGCCAATTATCCGTAAACGATACGGTTTCCATCGGTAAGATTTTGATTGTCTATTACTTAATTTGTTTATGGTTTATTACAATAAAAATACTCTACAATGTGGGGTATTTTTTTTTGAATAATATTTCATTAAATATTTTGTATTATAAATCCTTTGTGTTACATTTGCTAAAGATTAATAACAAAATGAGAAAAACACGATACAGCGATGTGCTCTGCAAGGCGGAGGCTATCGCAAGCGACCCTAAAAACCGAACTATTCGTGGTAGATTAAGGTCGTCAGCACAGAAAAAATTAGATAGAATGACTCGTAAAATAGCATTCTTAACTCAATTTGAGAAACCAGTAGAAGAATTTATTTATTAATTTTTAAACCAAACCAAACAATACAATGGCAAGATCAGATGCTTACAAGCAGTCCATCCCAAGTCCAGTTAAAGCCTACTTATCGTGGTCTTCTAACGACAAATGTTTCACTTACTATGACAAGGAAAGTCAAACTAACAAAAAAGTTAATGTCCCTCTTCAGTTTATTCATTGTGAAGAGTTTGCAAGTATTCGTGGTTATCACGACAAAACACAATCTTCGATTTGGTCGAACGAAATCAAAGATACTCGCAAGGAGGAATTCTTTGTACGCTCATTCAAATCAAAAGGAGATTTAGTTAGCGGTATCTATCAGAACATCAAGGCTGATATTTTATCTATTGGTGGTCACTACAACCTATCTATGTATGTTATCATTGATGGTAAGTTGCTTAACTTATCTTTCAAAGGAGCAGTTTTACAAGCTTGGTCAAACTTTGCTACAGAGAATCGTAAGAAGTTTTTAACTAACTACGTTGGTATTTCAGGAGCCTCTGATGAGAAGAAGGGTTCTGTTAAATATTCTGTACCTACATTCGTTTTGGGCAAAGAAATTCCAGCAGATGTCTCCAAGAAGGCAGATGTAATATACGATGAGCTTACAGCTTATTTTGCCTCTCGTAAAGAAGTTAGTTCTAATGAGGAGTTAATACACGCAGAACAAGAAGCAGAGCCTTTAGTTGCTCCGAAGTTTGATGATGCTATGTCTAAAGAAGATGTATCTGACCTTCCTTTTTAATATGAGTGAATTAGTCCAACTTAAGCAATCCCCAATCGCCTCTGCAAACAAGTCAGAGATGATTGGGATGGTTAATCGCTACCTTGAGGAGTTAGCGTTTAACGGAGGTGAGCCTCTAAAAGATTTGGCATTATGTCGCAAGTACATCTTCTTATTAGAAGAACTTGAGAAAGGGTTGAAGTCTTATGCTATGACCGAACTTAAGCAGTACGATAATGATGAGGCTGAATTAGCTGACACTACATTAAAGGCTGTTGAAACGGGAGTTAAATACGATTTTTCTGCATCTACCGCTTGGGTAGCACAGAAGCAAGAGGTAGATAAGGCTACAGCTAAATTAAAGGATATTGAAGCATTTGCAAAAGCTTGCAAAGGATTGACTACGATTGTGGACGATCAGACAGGCGAAGTAACAGAATTCTATCCTCCTGTAAAGACAAGTTCAACAACAATCCGTGTAACCCTTAAATAATATGGATGCATCATTTAATTCAGTATGGTCAAACATACATAATCAACTAACGCTTGCTCATCACATTAAGATTGAGCAAGCTAAACTAAAGTTTAAATTAGAAAAAGAGTATGAAGAAAGACTTAATAAAAAAAATAAGAACTGAACTTGGGATGACTCAAAGTCAGTTCGCTCAAGCTTCGGGAATTAATTCATTTCAGCAAGTCTCTGGATTAGAGGCGGGTAGAAGAAAGGTTGGTTTCACATTGCTTAATCGTATTATTTGTAATCTTGCATCAAACGGACATTTGGTTTCGCTTGACATAACCGTAACAGTCAATGATAAAAAAATCTAACATCGCTGAAGACATCAACTTGGAGAAACTTGTTTACACAGACCAAGAAGTCCAAGAGATGTTTGGATTCAATAAGTTCAAGATGCGACAGATACGGAGCAAGGGCTTAATTGCATTTTTAAACACACGACCAATCAAGTATACTCGTAAGATGATTCGTGATTTCGTGAGTTATATTGATGCAAATCCTGAGTCAATAACAAATCAATTTCTTCTAAAAAAATGACAAACCCTAAAAATCTTAATCCATCACAGAGGGTAGATGAAATATTAACACATTCAAATCGATATGGTAGAATGGCTATTATTGATTATTTCATAACAGAACTTTCTACAAATTGCAAACATAAAGACTTTTCTGATGAATGCTATTGGAAGGAGGTTCAAGAGGAGTTTATCTCAAGACTAAAGTATGACAACTAATACGAACGAGGCGATTGATAGTTTTACAATAGAATGGGAGGGAGTAGATTTGTCCTTAAATAAGTGGTACGCAAATCGCCACTGGTCTTTCCGAAATAAAGAGAAAGAGTTTTGGGCAAATCTATTCCTAAAGCTACTCCCTAAACGAACTAAAAAAGTAGACAAGTATATGATCACCCTCTACTTTAATAGCCGATTAGATGCGAGCAACACTATTCCTATGGTTAAAATTCTTGAGGATACTATGAAGAAGGCTCATTACATTATTGATGACTCTAAAAAGTTCTGCAAGGGAATCGAAATTTACCCCGATGAAACAATGGGTAAGAAAAATTATCAGTTAGTATTTCACATTTTATCATATGCCACCAAAGAAAGTAAAGCTTATCGCTCCTAATTTGTATCAGCATCAGTTAGCTGAGTTGTTTGTTAAGGAGGTATACGCTTCTAATCAAGCCCACTACGACAAAAGGAATCAGTCAAACAAAAGCAAGGTCGAATCAGATATTTACATCGGCAAGATGGCGGAGTTTGCAGTATGGAACTTGCTTATAGATCAGAAAAAGTCCGCAACATTTCCTGACATCGGAGTTTACCCTAAAGAACTAAAGTCTTTTGATGCAGATATAAGTTCGGGAGAAATAAAGATTCACGTTAAGAGTTGTATGGATGTAAGTCAATATCCTAACTCTTGGGTATTCCAACCTAACGACCCGTTGTGCATTTCTCCATCTGATAAGGAGTTCCTTGCTTTAGTTATCTGCTATCCCGATAGTAAGTTCGAAGCATATTTTGTTTTAGCATCAAAGCTAATAGGCTCATATAAGCCCCCAAGAAAAGAAGGGCTTGATAAAAAGGTGATTTACGAAGAAGATTTAATTAAGTTAGAAATATGAAGGTATTAGAATTATTTGCTGGTTCCCGCTCAATCGGTAAGGCAGCAGAAGAGTTGGGAATGGAGGTATTTTCATCTGACCTACTGCCATTTGATGGGATAGATTATGCTTGCGATATCAGAGAGTTTGACTTATCGAAGCTACCATTTCAACCCGATGTAGTGTGGGCTTCTCCGCCTTGTACAGCATTTTCTGTAGCATCTATAGGTAGACATTGGAAAGGTAGTACAAAAGGAAATTATGTTCCATATACTGATACAGCGAGACTTGGCTTGGAATTGCTTGATGCAACGCTAAATTTAATTGAGCAGATTAATCCAAAGTTTTTCTTTATTGAGAATCCACGAGGATTAATGAGGAAGATGCCACAGCTTGAGCATCTTAAACGAGATACAGTTACTTACTGCCAATATGGAGATACAAGGATGAAGCCTACGGATATTTGGAGTAATGCCGAAGCATATTCTCCAAAGCCTCATTGCAAAAACGGAGACCCTTGCCACGTTTCTGCACCACGAGGTTCGCAGACAGGGACACAAGGATTAAAGGGGGCTTACAATAGGAGTAAAATTCCTCACGAGTTCTGCTTGGAGGTAATGAATTTCTGTAAGAACAAAGGTTAATTATTTTTTACCTCCACGAGCTCGTTTGTCGCCCGCTGAATCTGATTTAGAGCCTCTGTTTACGGAGGCTTTTTTCATTACAATACCTTTGCTTGTATGCGATGCATCCTTTCCATCTCCGTTACCATAAGTTCCACGCTCACGATTAACCTTAACTAATTCAGAACGCTTTGCCCGTTGCTCAGGCTTCTTGTTGAACTCTTTATTGTATGCGTCCTTCTTTGCTTTAGCTTGAGGGTTTGATGCGTAATATTTTGCAGATGCAGATTTAGCAGCCATTGTTGATAGTGTTTATTTTTGGTTATTGGCTATCTTTTTACACAGCTCAATAAAGTATTTTTGATTAAATGTCCACTTGGCAAAGTTAACATCTTTATGCAATAATTGCACATTCCTTTTAACATAACCCTTTTCATTGTTGATTCTGTCGATTGACACCATACCCTGATCAGAATCTTTATTAAAGTCTAAAGGTAACCCCGATAATGCACATACCTTGCCTTGTTTAATGTAGATATTCCAAATGTATTCTATTGTGATATCCCACTCACGATTACGCTGAACCGATTTTCTTTTTTTCTCATCAAACCAACTTTTAGGTATTTCTTTATAATATCCCTTGTGGCTTCGACCCGACTTGTTATTACAAGGGCGACAAAGAGTATTATTCTTTACCGCCCTATTTAGTTCCGCTTTTGTGGTATACGATTGAACGCTTCCGCAAGATTGGCAATATTTTTTGAATTCAGGATTCATTAAGAACCTTTAACCCACTTTTTAGATGATGAAGCTGTCTTCGATGGACTCCACTTTACCTTGTTAGCCCAATATGCAGCAGACATTTTGCCCTTAGCAATATTCTTAGCGTGTCTTGACTTAAATGCCTCCCGTTGTCCAACAGTTTGATTAGTCTTAACGCCAGCTTGACCAAAACGAATCAGCTTAACCTGATCACCCTCTTTAGCCAATACGACGTGTGACTTGCCATTATGAGTATCTCTTTTCGGCTTGTTCACTCCTTGCAAGTTATACTTGTCAAGTTTAGCCTTTATTGAATCGCTGCTTGCCATATTATTTTTTCTTTTTTGCAGTTTTAGCTGCTTCTTTAAATTGCTTTGCAGTCGGAGCTCCTTTAGCTCCAGCCTTTCTCATTGTTTCACCAGAACCAGCTTCAATTCGTTTCCGTTTAGCGTGAATATTAGCGTATAGCCCATTCTTCATATTACTTGAAAGTTAAGCGGTATAATGTTTGTTCTACCAATCCGTTAATCTCATCTAAGATATTAGATAAAGCCGTGTTACCTAATACTAACATTCTTGCTCCACCTGAGATATACTCTTTGAATGATGTCAAGAAAGCAATAGGGGCTTCCATAGTATACGGCTTAACCTCTAACTCGCAACCTAACATAATGCGTCCGTAGCACCCTTGATAAGCTTCAATAAATTTGTCCATCAAATCATTAAATCCATCATAGAACTCTCCCATAGCCTCGTGTTCAGCGAATGAACTTGTTTGCCAATGGAATATTTTAGCTTGTGCTGATGCCTCAAGCATCTCACATAGCAATTCTTCTTGAGGAGACTCCCCTGATTCGTTCTCGCCAGATGCTTGAGAGTAGTCGCTCATTAGTGTACCAAAAGCTTGTGATGCTCTTTTGGCTTTTTGGATTTCAATTAAACTTGCCATAATATTTTTATTTTATCAAAGTTAATACTTATTTCTTCTTTTTCATATGCTTGAACATTTCAACTTGTTTCTCACGTTTGATGATACCAGCTTTTGTTTTTGCAGTTCCAAGATTTCTTCCTGTTGTTTTGGAGACTAACTGGTAGCCTCCTTTTATTTTCTTAATCATAGCTTATTTATTTTCTGATGTTTGCACACCCGTTGGTTTGAAATAATTTTGATATTCGATAGTTGTTGCTGGGTCTAAAATCTTTAGCATCATCAAATCTTGAGCAAACTTTTTCTCCTCATCGTTTTGTGGATTTAAGTAGTTTGTCAATGGATTATATTCGTAAAGTTTTTCTGCCTTAGCTTTAGCATCTGCAGAGAACATAATTCTGCTATAATCATCAAAGTTATCTTTATTATTTAAGAAATCACGCTTCTTTAACATAAAGTAATAATCGATAGCATATTTCTGCTCCATAAAAGGCTTATCTTTTATCTTCTCTGTCAAGCCCTCTGGTGTACCATTATTCTTGAAGTAATTTTTCATATCAGCTTTCAAGTCATAATATATATCACCTCTCTTCTCATCTGCTTGTCTGTATTTTTCTTGACCCGTAGCAAATTTTATAGTAGGATCAGTCTTATCTACAGCTCTGTCCTTGATTCCTGAAAAGAATGAAAATGCAACCGAACTCATATCTCCCTTACCAAATTTAGAGCGTTGATATTCTTGTAATTTGTAATCGCTTGAGTTAGAAAGCATTTGATTATGAGAATCGATTACCTTATCAGTAATAGCGTATCCCATCTGCACAAGAGGGTTCAAGGCAGGTACAATATCTTCAACAAATTTTTGCGTTCTTATTGGTGATAATCCAGTAAGCATACCTAATTTTTTGTAAGCTTCTAATACCTTTTCGTCATTCATACCTTCTTTAAAAAGAGATACAGGTTTAGAGTCACTATTATTGAATATTGGTCTACCTCTGTATATGTCGTAATTAAAATAAGCCTCAAGTCCCGCTTTTACAGTAGGGATACTAACAAAGGAGCTTGGAGAAGGAGTGAATCCTTTTATCCATCTATCGGTAACTCCAGCTCTCCATTTAGCTTGTCTTGATGGCTCATCAGATACAAGTTTGTAGTATGAGCCTTCGCCAATGTGCTGAAATGTATTCAACCAACCCTTAACAATAGAAGGTACAGAAATCTTAACATATGGTCTTGTGCCATCTTCATTCTTGTATGGCATAAAGATTACAATCTTGTTCAATAAGTCCATTTGAACATCATCATTATCGTAATCATCGCCAGCTACCATCATATTGTAAACTGTCAATCCAGCTAATGCAAGACCAGCCTTGTATATTTTATCAAAGAATTCAACTTTGTTGTTCTTGATATATTTCCACGAGATGAATGCACCTTGAGTAAATACGTTAAAATAAGGCACATAACCATCCCACATTTTAGAATATAAACCTCCACGATGGTAGTCCATTGCGGCTCTCGCCTTATAAGCAGCCTCCTCCTTGATTGCTTCTAAAGCATCTCCTACAGGATTTTGTTTTGTTCTCTGATAATGCTCTTCTTTTAATCTATCACGAACAGTTCTGTACGAGTTAAGCTTAGATGCGACCTCAGATATGTTACCAAACATTGCCAAGTATTCAACAAATTTTCCACCAAAATTTTTGCCAATACCCTCTTGACTTTGGCTCATCATTAAACCTCCAGACTCAGCATATTCCTTTAATAGATTCTCTACATATGGATCAGATTTACCCGTTTCCATCATAAGTAGTCTTTTAGATAACTCTAAAGTGCCACCCATTGCTTGCTTGTACTTACCTGCTACACCACCAGCATAGATGTCTGTGACATTTACTTGAGAGATAACATCGACAGGGATATTACTAACAAAGAACCCTGTATTAATACCTGTTGCGAAGAATCTAACTGCTTGAGAGCCAGATAATTTTGTGGACCAGTCGTAAAATTTTCTACGGAATGAACCTTTTTCTCCCTTCAAATCTTTTAATTCCTCGTCTAAAAATTCCCTTGCTAAGTCCTCTCTTAATTGATAAGCATACTCTTTGCCATCAACCTTGTACACCATCTTACGGAATCCAGCATCTTCTTGTAAGTATTTGTACGAGCCATCTGGATTAGTCTTAATTGTACCATCATTGTACCGTTCGTATCTCATTGGCTTAACCCAACCTTGATTAGTCAATTGAGATTCGTTAGCTAAAGCCTTAACCATTTTATTAGTCGCAACCTTAACCTCTGTCATAATCATTGCACCTTGCAATAGCTTACGAGAGTCATTCATTAAGTAATCATCTGCCTTGCCCTCTTTGATGTTTTTAATATCTTCAGATGACAAGATAGACCCTCTGAAATGGAATTGATTAGAGTTCAAAAGTATTTGACCCGTAGGATTACCTTTCTCATCCCTTTCTTCAATACCAAATGCGTAGTCTAAAAACTTACGAGGAGAGTAGTTGTAATCCTTAAAGAGCTCGTATGTTGCCTTAGTGATTAGTCCATTCTCCATTTTATACTTAAGCAAGTTGCTGAACTCATTAAAGTATACATCGGAGCGAGATACTAAGTCATTGTACTCTTCTTCGCCTAAATCATCCTTCATCTTATCTAATGTAGATTGAGAAGATTCCTTGTTAGCCTTATACTTGCGACCATCCCAAACGATAGCATCTTCTCCTCCGTGTGATGGGCGAGCCTTTTCTTTAATCTTACTTTTTAATACACGAATCTCATCCGCATAATCTTGAGCAACAGATGGATCATTAATAATAATTTGCTTAATACCCTCTAACTTAGCTTCAAGTGCAGCACGTTGCGTATCAAAATTCTCATCGATAGCGATAACTCTTCGCATAAAGATGATAGCATCTAACGCCTTGATTTGCTCTGGAGTTAAACCCTTATAAATCTTCTTGAATGCTTTTTCAAACTTAAAGTTACCAAATTGAGATGCCCCCGCTTTGTTGAACATAAGGTACATAGAGCGATTGAATTCTGAATCCTCCATCTCCTTGCGAACATTAACCATGCGGTCAAAAGACACCTTGTATAAGCCACGATATAGCTCGTGCATACCTTTGTTCAACTCTTCTGTGCTACCATTCATTAATCCCTTAAAAGCCTTCTTAACTGAAGCTCCTTCTCTTCTTTCTTGAGATTCTGTTTGAGCAGAAAGTACGTTATAAGATTTCTTCTGTAGCTTAATGGTTGACTTGTTAATAACTGTGATAGCGTTAGCATCAAATACAATGTAGTTCTTATGCCCATCGCCTCTTGTACCAGTTGTTGCAAATGTATCTACTCTATTGCCATCAATACCAGCGTGACTCAATAACATAGATGTCATTTGTTGTGGGTCAAACTTTTTTACCATATACCCAACAGAACCTCTGAACATATTAGTTATTTCATTGTAGAATTGAGCACCTGTCATTGATGACAAATCCCTTGCATTAATTGAGCGTGAAATGGCTTCAGCAATATTATACGCATCATTAAGAACCATTCTTTCATCAGAATTCTTTTCTGCTCTTGCTTTTTGCGAAAGCATTGACATTGTGTTCTTAATACCCATTAAGATTTGATTTGCATTAGCAAATCCAATAGGATTACTCCAATCAAGCCAATATCCATCTTGCAATCCATTAACTCTATCATTAACAGCTACCTTATACAAATTTCTTTCTCCAAATGCTTGATATAGTTTATTCCTATTTTCAGATGAAATTCTCATACCCATAAACCCTTTATTTTCCTCAAGGAATTGCTTCCATTGAGCAAGAGTAGTATTAGTATTTTGCAGTAATCTGTAAGCTTGATTTCTTAAGCTGAATTGATTATTATCCGCCTTACCTAATAAATCAAGTAATCCTAATTGACGCAGCTTATTCCCTTGATTAGCTTTAGAGTATGATTTAGCTACATTTATATCTGTGCTAAAATATAATCCATAACCGTATACTTGTCGTCCTTCGCCAATTCCAATAGCTTGTGCTTTAAATCTATTAAAATTCCAAGGAGACCCGTGCCAAAGGACTTTTTGTGGTTTAATTCTGAATTCTAATTGGTCTGCATCAACAGCCTTTTCTTCAATCTCCGCAGATATCTTGTCTTCATCCTTAGTTAAACCTTCTTTTGCATTATTGTATTTCTCAAACTCCGCAGGTTTAACCATTTGGAGCTTAGAGTCGTTTACTAAGTCTGTAACAGTAGAAAATAAATTTTCAATATCTTCCTTAGTTGCAGCATCCATCATCTCTCCATTATTTAATAATGGTCGATAACCTTCTTCAAGTAAATCTTCAGCTTCGCTTTCTGTTGCTAAAGTAATGTTAAGATAATCGTTGTTAGAAAGAGTTTTTTCTGGGTTAATGATAAACATATTCTGAGTATTTTTACTCTTACCCGTAACCGATGAGTCCATAAACTCTCCTCCTTCATAACCTTCTTCTTCAAGTCTGCTGTATAATTCGCTTGTTAATTCATCCCCAATATATGTATCTTCAAATCTTGGGTCGATTAGTTCGTGAATCATATACTCATAAGGCAGACCAAATTCATCTTCTAAAATTCTACGAATTACGCTCTCTGAAGCAATTTTACTCTTATCGATATTCATCTCAATAAGATTTCCTTCATTTTCTCTTGCGTAAGCTGAAGCCTCATCTTTATCTGTTGCAAAAAAGAATATTTGATCATCATTTAATGTAGTAATGTCTTCTACCTCACCTCCGTGGAAAACGGATATCATTTGCTTTTGAGTTGTTTTTTGAGCTTTGATTTTTTCTCTACTTGCAACAAGCTCTTTACCCATTGTCTCAACAGCCTTATATGGAGAGTTTAAGCGTTCGCTTACAATCCATTCCTTGATTACAGGGAAATAGTCAGTAACACTTTGAAATTCATTAAATACCCCAATGGGCTCTCCTTTTACAACATAAGGATAGCTCGGATGATCAGGGGCATCGATGAAAAATATTCCTTTTTTCTCGTTAACCAAAGACTTTCTTGTAGTGTATATTTTAACTACCCCATCTTCCGTGTATTCTGGTGCCGCAATCTTAATTGCTGCAACAATATCGTGGTCTGCTGCAGCATCTGTTTCTTGCTCTGCTAACCCATTAACAATTTCCTCAAGAGATGCAATTTGATTTGCTTCCAAAAACTTATACCATTCTCCAGTTGATTTTTTACTCCAACTGTCTTTTAAAATTGTACTCCAAAAACCACCTCTTTTACTGAAAGATTCTTTGCTTAATCCTTCAGATAAAGATTTTATTGATTCAATTTCTAAACGAGGTTCTTTTGTGCGGGCAGGTTTACCGTTTTTATCTAATACGGGAACAGTTTTATCAATTAAATTGCCATTTTTATCAGCAACCTTAACAACTTTAGTTTTATTTACTACATTTTTTTTGCCAGAATCTTTGCCATATTTAGAGAGGAATGCCTTGCCTGATACTAATTGTTTCCCTGCAGAAATAGAGTTTAACTTATTGTTAAGTTGCTTTAAAAATTCTTCCTCAGAAATTAGACCATTTGTTACAGGGGCTATTAATTCAGCGAGAGCAATCTCATTAAAGTTTACGTTACCACGACTACCTGTAGAGCGAGCCATACGATAAACCAGAGTTGCATCTTGATTAATAGCATTTATAACCATCTCTCTTGCTGCTTTCGGAGTAACAGATGCCCAACCTAAACCTGCATCACGAATACCTTTAATATAAGGATAGAATACACCACCCATAAGGTTGCTAACTACGACACCTGATTTATCGTTTCTATACTCACCAACTCTTGTATGATCAGACATAGTTACACTATATCTCTTACCAATCATATCAGCTACTTCAATGAAAGGATGTGGCATCAATTCGTAGCTACCACGTTGTTGCTTAATATCGGGCTTCTCTGCCTTCTTAGGCTTTCTCTTTGACTTAGGAGGCTCTTCTGTTAAAGTCCCTGTGATATTCAAGTTCGTAGGCTCAAATAAATCGCCAACAAAGTCTTCATTTAATGCATCAATATCTTCTTGCTCTTGAGCTTCTGTTGTAGTAGAAGGATTATAAGCTACCATTCTGTTTTGCTCAATTTCATTTTCAAGATAAGTTAAGTCAGCCTTATTACCAGTTCTAATTGCTTCTGCTGTATTCTCAAAGAACTTAGCTAAATCTTCAATACTTGCTGACTCAGAGAATACTTTATCTTTAATTAATGATTGCAATCCTTTCAACTTTAATTTCCCAGCCCACTTAGATAAGAAATCACGAATAGCAAGCATCACCTTGTGCATAGTTCCTCTTTCAATCTTTGCATCACGAACAACCATCATACCACCAAGTTCCATCAAGAACTCTTCAGCCATATCAATCTTCTCTTGGTCAGTAGCGTTCTTAGCATCTTTAGCGTACATATTAGCAAACTTCTGTAGCTTATCTGTAACATTAGAAGGAAGAACCATTATAATGCGTTTTTGCATTGCAATAAATGCCTCTGGGAACTCTACTGCAATTTGAGCAAACGCTTCGTGGAAAATTTCGTGAGACACAGTATTGTCTTGCATAGTCATTCTGTTGACATAAATATCTTCGCCAACTTTTAATGCATTAGACTCACGAGCTTTATTAAGAGACTCTTTTCTTGAGTATCCCTTTTCCATTAATGCTTTAGCCACCTCAGTTGCATTATCAAAAAGGATAATACGACCATTAGGATTGATTTGCTTTAACGCTTTATTCTGATTATTAAGACGTGCTCTTTGCTCTTTTGTTAACTTGTTAAGGATTGGGTTAGCTTCTGCTACCTCTACGTTCTCATCGACAACATATGCTCTATCAGGGGCAAACTTAACATTTCTCTTGGCTTGGTTAGCCATTAACATTGGAATCAATACAGGTGAATTAGTAGTAAATTCTTTTCCCGTTTTTGTGTCACGAACTCTGATTTGTTCTACATCGTCATCCTCATTCATATTTGTGTCAATTACCTCCAAATCGCCCTTAATTTTAATAGCGTTGTTTACTTGAGTTGACTCTTTTGTTTCGACATTAACTCTAAACTTAGGCTTTGGCATCAAAGAGATTTGCCCCTTTTCGTTTACATCAGCAGTAACTTGAAAAGGATTCCCTTTCTCGTCATATGCTGTAAAGATTTCCCCTTTAAAACGGTTATTTCTTACACGTTGAGCTCTCTGTAAAGCACGAGCTCCAGTAGTTGCTCTACGACCTTCTGTTTGAGCTTCTGTCAAACGAACTCCGTTTTCAGTCGCATTAATATATGTTTCAAGACCACGAATTTTGCCATTTACTTCCTTTAAAGCTTGGTCTTTTTCTAATGGAGTTAACTCTGTGCTGTTGTGAATAACTTGCTCAATCTCATTTAACTGATCAGCCGCTTTATTTAGGTCAGACACTTCAATATCTTTCCCTTGCTCCATCGCTTTCATTGTATCAGCGTGGTCTTGTTGAAATACTGTATAAGCGTTATTGTTAGCCAAGAAATTAGCAGCAGTAACCTTAGCCTCTTCTTGTCTTAATTTTAATGTGTCGCTATGTCTATCTCTTTCTTTGTTCCATTGCTCCTCCATTAACTTGTTAACGAAATCTGTTTTCTCTTGAATCTTCTCGTCAATGCCAGCTTGAACAGATTCATCTTTGGCAGCCTTCTTATCCTGCTTTAATGTCTCAATTTTATTAAGAGCATCGATAGCTTGAGACCGCTTTTCTACATCTTCAATAGAAGCGATTGCAGTATAGTCATCGTAAGCACCTCGCTCTTGGTACTTCATTATATCATCAATCTTTTGATTTGCAATTTGACGAGTCTCATCGGATAATGTAGTATCATTCGCTACCTCTTTTAAACGCTGAATAGACTTCTTTTGTGTCTCATCAAGTTTGTTTGATGTAGCCAACACAAGTGTACCCGACATTGCTCCACCAGATAATGAACCAATAATGAATGCATCGGCAGCATTTTTTGCAAGACCACCAAGCTCATCTAATGTAACTGTTTGGTCGCCTGACTGTGCTTTGTCTACAATAAAATTACCTACTGTAGATAAAATCTCTTCTAATCCTTCTTCTCCCGCACCTCGGAATATTCTTTTAGCGGCAGGAAGCATACCTCTTACAAGCTGTCTTTTCACTTGTTCTGCACCTTCTTCTGCTACAGCAGTAACAATAGGAGACCCACCAATTAAAGCTTGCCCCGTTCTTCTTAGTTCTTTTAAGTTAGTTTGAAATAATGATTCTGTAGTACCTTCAATTAAACCGCTCCAAATTGATTTAACAATTTCGCTACCTGAAAGACTTTGGTCGTCAGCGTAAGCTTTGTTAACTTCAGCACCCGTACCCAAAACCGCTGACCCAGCGAATATCTCTGCAGTTCCTCCAGATGAAGCCAACGCAAGTGACATAGGAATTGTTCTTGCGGCACTCAATGTGGCAACCTTTGCCGCATCAGCATAATTACCTTCAGAGATGAAATCGATTACACTTTTATTCTTATCGATGTCTGATTTTTTAATACCAGATTCTTCTAAAACTTGCCTGAATGATAAGTCTCCAATCTCTTGTAAATACCCTGCAGCCTCATAAACTTGACCTACAGCACTTGGGAGAACCGCACTTTCTGATGCCTTAGATGTTTGAAATCCAAAATCTTCTTTTTTATCTATACTTGAATCGTAGCGTTGTTTAAGATAATCTTGCTTTTCTTTCCAAGACATCTTTGATTGCTTATTGATTTCGTCGGAATCTAATGAAAGCATATCTGAAACCTTTCTCCCAACTGATTGTAAGTCAGAGCCTATCAGAGCTCCCGCAATTTTAATGTCAGCAAACCAGTTTCTTGGATTAGCAATATCTAATGCAAGAGCAGTAGAACCTAATCCACTACTAATCGTATCATAAACTCCTGAAAAAATAGCGTCACTTTCGTGATTTAATCCTCTAAAAAATTTAGCAAATAAATTACCTGTATCTACCCCCTCGTTTTTAGAAGACCCAGCCGTAGAACCTATTACCCCAGACGATGCCGTATCGTTTTTTTTTTGAGGGATATCGTATTTTGTTAAATCAGCACGTTCGTAACCTGAAGATGATGGTTGTTCGGAACTAACATTGTACTTAGATAAATCTGCTTTTTCGAATTGTTGCTTAGACATCTATTAAGGTTGTTTAGAATTTATATTTGCACTATTATTAATCAATCCACTTGACGTGCTTAACTTTATTATCTGCTGCTACTTGCTTCCATTTGTCGCCAGCCATAAAGGAACGGTCTAAATATATGGTACTCGAATTTCTGTCAATATCTCCTGCTACTGGTCCCAAATTCTTTATTTGCATTTGAGTATTCCCATATGCAGCTAACGCCTTGTTGACATAAATTTTTTGATTTTGAGGAATTAAATTTTTAGAACTATTAAATGCCGCCTTATTGTATGAGTTTACGGGAATCTCAACTGGCTCAAATCCAGATAATGTAGTTTGATTTGCTTCAAGATAACCCATTGAGCGAGGAGCTTTAAATCCTTGATAGTATTCTTTACCGTTCTTCCATACAATACTATTAGCTATAAAGTTAACTGGTTTACCTGAACTATCCTTACCTATTATTGGTATTCTTTTACCCAAAAATCCTGTCTTAGTATTGGTTGCTGCATTAACATCTACTACTTCGCCACCAAAATTATCCATTGCCGCCATCTCTTTATAATTCTTTGCGGTTGTAGATTTTGATGCAGCAATAGCCGCTCTATCCCTTTCGTTACCTAATTCAATTTCAGTATTAATATTTTTAGCTTTAGCTTCAGATATTTTAGCATTACTCTCAGAAATAGATAACTCATTCTTGTCCTTAATAAGAATTTCCTTATTTGCTCTGTTGTTATTCTCAACGTATCTTTGGAATTGGCTTGCAACTAATTGGTCATCGGTTAATGTAGCCGCTGCTGGTCCCATTTGCATTCTCAATGCGGCAATAGCTGGAGCCCCTTGTGCTTTAGCTGTCTCAATAGCTTGTTGCACCTTAGATACCATCTTAACTGATCCATCTGGATTTTTGACTGGTTGCCCATCAGCCCCAATCATAGGAACAGCTCCAGTTTCAACAAACTTGCCAGAAGCCTTATCATATTGATATCCAGAAACTTGGAAACCTCCAACTTGATATCTATTCCCATCTTTCTCTACAGTCTCTGTAAATTCAGTAGCTGGTGTAACTTGCTTGAATATGTCTCCTAATACTTTTGTTGAATTTAAGTTTTTAGTATAAGCAGCTTGCATTTGTCTACCCATATCCGATGCTGACATATTATTTGGATTCAATAAGATTCCTCTTAAATCTCCTAATGTAGTAGTCAAACTTGTTAAATCATCTTTGGAGGCAAGAGCAGTTTGAGTCCACTCCTTAAGCATCTGAGTGCCCGCTTCGATAGCAGACTTTCTATTTTTAATTTGAGTAACTCCACTACGAATAGTACCTAATGCCGAATAATCTAACTTACCATCTTTGATGATATCTTTAGATGCTTGAGCCATCAAGTCTTTTGTTTTGCCAATAATCTCTTCTTGACCATATTCACCTAACTTGTCAGTTAATGCATCGATGTTCTGAAAAGTTTTTTCCGCAGTAACGTAGTCGTTCTGCTTTTGAGCGATTATTTGAGCAAATGCGTTCCCAAGACCAGCTTGAAATTGAGCAAATCCTTTGTTAATCGTTTCGGTGGGATCGTATAAAAATGATTCTGCCATTATTTTATAGTATTGTCAATGATTTAACCTACATACACATTATTTGATTTATCTGCCAGAGGTAAAAGCAAAGGTGCTGCTTGAGATGGTGCTGTCTGAGGCGTTGGAATATTAATAAAATCTTGCATTGTAGAAAAATCCTTTGCCGCCAACCCTTGATTGTTATTTGCATACATTTGTTGCAATTGAGTCATCTTCATATTCTGCATTCCAAGAGCTAATAATCCACTACTCATTCCACCTAAAGCTCCACCCATTCCAAGGTAATATGCATCGTTAGCTTTATTCACAATGCCAGCAGCCGACATATCTAACTGCATACCTTGTGTACCAAGATTCATCTTACCCATAAGGTTTGACTGTTTAACTCCAAGAATACCTTGTTGTCTTGCAGCTTGACTTGCGTATTGTCTGTAGTTCTCCATTACCCCTCCCGCTGCAGCTTGACCAATAGCCGCTAATTGACTCTGTCTTGCTTGAGCAATATTTGCTAAAGAGTATTGCTGTGAAGCAGAAATTGTACTTGCCTTTTGATTGCCAGCCAACTGTTGACCGCTCAATAATTGAGCAGCCATATCTGCTTTAGATAAGCCTAATTTACCAGATGCTTGAACCATATTAGCGAACCCTTGGTCTGCTTGGTCTAACTGATATTGGTCTAATGCATTTCTTGTAGAGCCTTGTGCTTGTGCAAGATTCTGAGATGCCTTATCAACTAAAGCATTGTACCCACGCATATCAGCTTGATATGTAGGCATTCCCATTGCTGTAGTTTCAAGGTCTTTTGCCCCAGTATCAAATAATGCATTTTGGTTAACATTGAATAGATTAACCTTTTGTTGTTGTCTTCGTGCATTTTCCGCTGCACTACTTGCACCAAGCATAGACATAATTCCTTGTCCTGCTGTTCCAACTAAAGATGCGATAATTAACGGATCCATATTTTATTATTTATGAGTGACCAGATACTGGTGCAATTTCAACATCTATAGAATTTATACGCATATTCTGCGTTTTATCCTTTAAAGTTACAACAAATTTATTAAGATAGCCAACAATATAATCACCTTCTATTATAGCATTCGACATAAGTAATCCTGCTCTGTAAGATAATTCGTTGCGAAGGACATACGCATACAAGCGATTATCCTCCATTAAGAAATTTGATTCAACTATTGATGTCGATTGCCCATTCTCGTTTGTAATGTTAATTGACAATAAATTTGATTTAACGCCATTAGATTGCCCCCAATCTACTACGTTCATATTGTGCGTTATAGCCACATTTAATGGCATAACAGGCACTTTGCTATTTAATATAAATGATATTGATCCATCATATGATGCGTTTAATAGATAGCCGTAATCATTTGTTGTTGAGTTATCGACAGGTTTATACATAACTCCTCCTTTAAATATAATCATCTTATCTCCATAGCTTTCTGCAAAGTCAGAACGGAAATTATAATTTTCAGCAACCCACCTCTGCAATACATCTGACCATCCAGCCGATACTGTTTCGCTTCCAAATCCTACAAAACACATATTGTAGAAAGGGTCAAATGAAAATGTCGCCTTACCTGATTTATTTAAGAAATACGAACGCATATACATATCGCTCGGAATGGTTAACCCATCTGTGGTATACTTAACAATTTTTTTATTAAAGTCATCCCACCACCAAATCATACCTTTATAATTCATAACAGACTCCTTGTGCAACATACCTAAGTTGTTACCAAAGTTTCTGATAGTGCCAATCATATTGGCAGTCAAAGCACGGATGGCTGAATTGTTACCTTGCGATAACTCTTGCTCTCCAAGCATAATATATGCTGATTCTTTTTGGCACAACACAAGCATCATTGAGCCGTTTCCTTGTAAACGAGATGCTCTTTGTAGTGACGTAATAGCTCCATTTTCAATAGCTACATCATTACTATCTGATGCGTAGAAACTGTTTACATTGTTTATGCTTGTTCCCGCCACATAATTACCCCCATAACGAATTGTATTTGTTCTTCGAGGATTAGATAACGTGTTGGTAATAATTGATGGCTTGCCCGCTGATGTATACCATTGAGGGTAAGATGTAGCATTAGAAGCTGAACGAATTAGTACCTTTGTATTTGTAGTTGAAACTTTAGCATTGTTATTGTAGCTTGTCGTAGTCTTAGGAGTTGTTCTATCACCGTTAATAGTAAACTTAACGGCAGCTCCTGTTGCTGGCTTCTCAAGCGTAAAGACAGCGTTTATACAATCTCCGTTTAATTGTGGAGATGCAACAATTTCAACATAAAATTTATCATTAGGGTTTATCTCTTTCACATCATTAGGCATTGTAGCTATCTGATATGACGATATTTCCATAGTACCAGAAGATGTTAACGCTGTGCCATCTCCAGCTCCAGTGCTTAATCCGTAGAAAGGCTTAAGGAATGGTTCTACTTTGCCGTATATATTTTTAGCATTATCGTATGGAATTCTATACAATTGACTTGTTATATTCAATACCAACCCACCTGTTGCTACATCAGGTAAATCTACAGAATCATATGTAAGTGCATATGTTAATTTCAACTTATAATCAATTCTTATTTGATTTACATCGGCATCTTGCTCCTCTTGCTCGTAGTATCCCATCAATTTGAATGCGGGACCTGAAGAAGCAGAGTTTCCATCTTTATCTACAATTACTGCACTATCCTGATTTGTCCCAAAAGATGTCCATTTAGGGCTTAACTTAAGGTCAATCGTTTTAGGCTTAGTGTTCATAAATGGGTTATACCCCGCATCTGCTGTAAATGTAATTTTTTCTGCAGCATCTGCCATAGAGCAATAAACCTCTGTAACTCTATCCTCCACCACATAGTCTTTTGATGGTACAGGTTTCTCCATACTATATAAGAATGGAGCATTAAGATAAGAAGGGATATCCAATGTAGTAAACACAGTATCACCAATTAGCTTAGATGTAGTAGAACTATTTAATGTACCATTTCCTTGGAACGTCTTTGTTAAAGGAGATGCTAAAGGAGTTGTAGTAGACCCCCAAGATGTAATGTCAACTAAATTCCCATACTCGTAGAATACAAGCGACTCATCCTCTTGAATTTGTTTAGGAGAATATATCTCAAAAAACAATAATTTTGGGTCGGGTGTCTCAAGATTTGTCATTGCCCCGCCATTGTATAGGCAGTAAACAAGGTTATTTTCTTGATGATGGACTTTCATATCAAGCAACCCATTGGGGGCAGGTGTGTTAATCGTAATACGATCACCCTCTTCAAAAGAATATACACGACCAGCACGATACATACCCATCAAGTCTACTACAAAATATTGAATATCCTTTATCTGGTCTGTAGTTACCGACTGACTAACACCCGAAACAACCGTTGTTTCTTTTGTTGTAGGGTTTGTTTCTGTACGATTAATCTGAAAGTATATATTGCTTGCAAAACCCTCGTAGAAATAAGACTTGGATGTATTCTTAGTGTATACTAATTGTGCATACTTTGCCCAACTTGGTCGTACCCATCCTGCCTTAAATTCAACTGTAATAGTAGGTACTAACGGATAAGCAAACTTTCCTGTTGTAAACTTGACATAGTTCTTTTCTACGCCTCTTGTTTTTAGTGCTGAATCGTAAAACGCTATACCAGCAGCATATACAGAGTTGTTGGCAAACGGCTTAACATATTCTGTCCCACCATAAGTTGTCTCAGAACTTGTAGGCGATGTAAGCCCTACTCCACTAATATAAGTATTTGCCGCCCCGCCTGTTGGCAATGTATATCCTGTTGAATCTGCCGAAATAGTAAAATTTAAATTAGCCGCTACAACATCGTAGTCATCTTTTACATCAGCTAAGAAAATTCTATTTTTTGCAATCTCAATATGCTTTGCATTTACTGGAACCGCATCGTACGGATTACCCGTAGTTACCATATCTAAACTCTCGTAAGTTTGCCCCGACCAAGTAAATGTAGTTGTTGCTGTAGCATCTTGTGTGTCTATTCTTCTCCAAATCCCATTATTTCCTATGCGAACATACACTTCAATTGAATCAGCAAAGTAAGGCTTATTTGTAAAGTCATAAGACAAGGTATAAGATGCTGTACCCTTTTCCCCTTTATACATTTGGCTATAGTTGCCCAATACAGAGTATTCATTAGATGAATAATGATATCTGCTTGCAAACTGATAGTCATTGCTCTCAAGTAAGTCAACCCCAGTCCCAATATTCTTTTTTATGCTAACTACATTATTAGGTGTATCTTTCTGTAGTTTCAAGTCCAAAATAGTTCTTGTACCCGTTAGTGCTGTAGCAGTTGGACAAATAAGAACTGTTCCCTCTTCGGCATAGTTCCAAACAACATTAGCCCCAATAACTTTTATGTCTGGAGTAAATGTTGTCGCAACTAAGTGTGTATAAGTTACAAGTGCTGTAGATGAATTTAAGGTGGTTGGTACTTTATATACTGTAGCTGTAGACCCATTGTCAACAAGAACAAATATTGTTCCATCAACGTCTTGCGTAGTAGCCTTTATATTTGAAAAAGTAACACCAGTTGAACGTATAGATTCAAGCAAGCGTAACGCACCAGCTCCACCAGACTTACCAGAGTCAAATACTATATTAGACGCAGAAACATAATCCCCTTGTGGTAAATTATTTGGATCGACATCTTTATTCAAACCCCCTGATGCTGTGAGACTTACTCTGTTCATTTGTTAAATGTTAAAATGAGCTTTGTTAAATATTAGTTCTTGATGCTACCGTGAATTCCTTTTCTAATCAAGCCAATAATCTCAGCGTAATCCATAGAATTCATTCGAGCTCTAAACACTCTTTTAGCGTTGTCAAAATCTTGCTTTGCCAATTGAAAAATACCAATCTTAGCACCATCTGCCGCAGCAGCCATCATCTTGATATACTTTGTGATAACATCAACAGCGTATGGCGTAACAGTATTTGCTGTGGACTTAGACACAGATGATGTAATGTAAGTTAAAGTAACCTCTGTAAGTGACATTGTATTGCAAAATACAAGCTCAGAGTTAGTTGTATCAATATCAAATGTCAACAACGGCTTGCGTTGCTTACCGTAGTAACGCCCAACCAATTCCCCTCTTGTATTTAAATTGTTGGCACCAGAAATTAAATTGTAGTTGAACTCTGAATCGTAGTTGATATTTGTATCGGTAGGATATGGAATTTTATTTCCCGCCTCATCACGATTGTAATTTTTATTTAATGTTCTATCACGCTCCATTGGAAGCAAACGCTCTCCGTGTTTTGCAGATACATCAACTACATCAACAAAGTCGGTAGGCAATATAGCTCTTTGATAAGATGTTGTACTCAATACAACGCTCTTAATATTACCCATATCATAATCCATCGACAACTCATCTAAAATACGAAGAGCGTGATGCAAGTAACGGGTGTAGTAATGCAATGGTAAACCGTTATCTAATAACGCATCCCTAACGATTATATTTATAGATTTAGTCTTCATTTTTATTGTTGTTGTTGAGTTGCTATTTCAGCTTGTGCTACACGACCATTGCTAATTACCGAAAGAACCTCGTTAATTACAGCAGTCTCAACATCTGGTGAAATTGGCAATAAGTCTGTATCTGTTAATTGAGAAAAATCAGCTACTAATAAGTTAACAAGAACAGATGAGATGCTTCCGTTAGCAGACAATGTAATGTCTTTAGTAAAGTAAACTTTTGTTCCTTGTAAATAATAACCAACTTGACCCTCTAAATAGCTTACATTTGTTCCATTTGCAATCGTCCCAAAAACAAGTACATCTTGAGATGGAATAGGGATATATGGAGTTGCGGCAGCATTCGTCGCAGAAATGCTCCAAATTCCCAAATCCATTGGTAATGTCAATGGGATAGCGGGTAATGTAATATAAGCCCTATTATTGGTAGGATCAGATGTAACAGTTCTTGTGTATTGAATAAGATTGCACTTAGGAACATCTATGCTTCCAGCCTTGAATGATTCAGCTACTTGAATCTTAAGAACTTTATTAAGCGACTGCTCTACAAGTATCCTGACCTCACGCAAGTCAATTACATCTGATGGGTTATCTTTGTCAAGAAACCTTGCGTATATACGCTGAACTTGTTCCGATATTTTATATTTTGTAGTTGCCATTATCGTTCGTCATTTTTTTGGTTAGCATCCATCATACCTTCAGTTGAAGCAACATCCCCATCTCTTAATGTAATGCCTAAATACATTAGTGCACGAGTAACAATATCTGAATAGTATCTATCAGAAACATCGATATCAACATTCCCCGAATTAGAAGCTGAAATATTGCCGTTAACAACTACAGCATTATAAAATGCAGTAGCTGGCTTTCTCATATAAACAAATGTAAAAGTGTAATTACCCGATGGAGGTATTGGTGCAAATTCAATTTTCGGAGTACCAGTCGTATCAAGATATATTGTCGCAGCAGGATAAGCTCTATCAGGAGCAAGTATCGAACTATTTTTAACCTCAAGGAATTCATCCCACGAATATAGCGTTCCTTCAACCTGAACTGAATTTTCATTTGTGTGATATATTGTTAATCCCTCTACATAATCAGCAGGCAAGTCCTGCACACTTGTGTTAGAGGCTACTGTATACGTTGCCCTCTTTACAAGCAAGTGATCGTACTCAAATTTCCCAGTCTTGTGGTACTTATAGATAACTGCACTCATCCAATCAGCAACACCTCTATTGATTGCTCTATCTATATCCTTTGGGGACACAAACCCAGCTTTATTTTTTTTAATGATGCTGCGAATAAAATCGTGAGCATCAACGATAGAAATTGGCATCGTATTTTATTTTTTAATTTAGACCAAAGTTAATCATTTTTTTATTATATACGAGAATCCCCTGACTCATAGAATCAAGGGATTTGCTTTTAAAACAAAATGAAAAACACACAATTAAATCTTATCTAATAATCTGCCAATTTTAGCGGCAATTTTAGACTCTAAATCAAACCTTAAATCTTTATCTTCAATTAACTCTAACGACTCAAGAGTAGTCTCTAATATTGATAATTTGGTATCAATAAAAGCAACTTTCTTAATCTCCAATATTTCATCTTCACTATAGTTGTCAGGATGAATATGATAGCTGCTCATTTGCCTTGTCCTTTATAGGGTTTTACATAGTTTTTAGATGCTTTACCCTTTGATGATTTTGTTTTTGCGTGTACGCCTTTGTTGCTTTTTTTAGCTTTTGGCTTAAATGTACTACCTTGAATTGCTTTTGCCATTATCGAGGAAATATAAACTTGAAATAAAGATAAAGCAAAATGATTAAAGTTTCAATAAATAGAACAATAATTATCCACGATGGAATTACATTCTTTACAATGATTTTTTCCACAGTAGAAGTACTCTTGTTAGTTTCTTTGATTTTAGTGGAATCAACAACCGACGTAGTTTCAGCCGCCACAACAGATGCGATAATGTGATTGTCTTTGCTTTCAATTTTAACTTTGCCATTAGGTATAGATATTTGTGCGTAAAACTTATTAATAATTCCTGTGCTGTCACACGGATTGAATATAACAATAGAATCTTTTTGGGGAATAGTTTTCACTATTTCACGGTAGCGATAAAAAGTATCTATCCGTACAGTTTCTTTATTTATGTTCGTAGTAGATTTACGAGTGCAAGATGACACTACAATTAGTAGAGCAATGAATATTAGGTATCTCATATCTTTGACAGTTGAAAATGCATTCCATCCTTGCGAGTCCAAGTTCCGCCCCAATCAAATCCATTATTAGTAAAGCAAGAAACAAACAATTTAGATAGCTTTGGAGTCTGACCAAGACCATTCTCAAAAGCATTTACATCAATAGCAATAGCCCAAGAATGTAGACTCATCGAAGATAAGCCCCTCTTCTTTCTAATATTAAAACACCCATCCCAAGTCTTTAGTTCTGTAACGCAGCCAGTTGAGATAAGAGCTTTAAATGCAGCCGTTAAAGGGGCTACCATATCTTTATTGCAATAGATTCTTTTAGGAATTACTCCTATTTCCAGATCTGCGGGAACGTCCCATAGGATTAGATTTGGGTTGCTCTGGCTCGGTGTCCCATATTTCTTCAGAGCTTGCTGACTCGTTACCATATTGTTTTTGTTTAGTTTTTTCGGCAAATTTAGATGCTGTAGCGTTTATTAATGATCCTGAAAGCAATATTGTCATTAAGTCTTGAATCCCTTTATTGTCGGGCATATATAAGAATACCCCAAAAACGCAAAACGACCCAATTATCGAAATGAGTCGTGTATGAGAATAGTTGCCTTTTCCATCCTTAAAGAAATTAGTCAACATCTTTTTTAGATTTAATCACTTCCTCTGTCTTGTGCCAATAATATCTTATTGCGAATCCCGCTGAAATAATACCCATTATACCAGCACATATGCTTACTACTATTTGGATATTGGCAAGTGCCATAGAAGCAGCGGCACCAGCAAATGCCAATACAATATTTAGTATTCCAACTGAAGGGTGATTATCATTCATTTATTAATATATTACCCAACAAAGGTAAAACATATTGAATTTAACGCAAAATCTTTTTATAGGTAATATCTAAATCTTTTCGCTTTACCCAAATAATATACGTTAAAAGGGCGACGAAGCATAACTCTATCGCCCCTATAATTACTCCCAATAAAATTAATTGACTATCAGTCATTACTCTTCAATTAACTTGAACAATACAGAATAATTCTCGTTACTTTCTACCGCATCTAAATTATTAATAGAAATAGGAGTGTAATCAATTTCCTTATCCTCGTTTAAAAGTTCGGTATATTTTTGCTGAAACTCAACAAATTTAGGATTAATTTCTTTTTTGTCTCCCTTTTCAATAAATGTGTCCAAAGATACTGTGCCATCTTTTTCCTCTCCATACTCCTTAATCAGTTCGTCCCGCAACCCATCTAATGTAGCTTTTTCTTTCTTAAGCTCCTCGGATAACTTTGTTAAGTAGTATTTTGTTTTTAGATTTAGTTTCTCTTTTAAGAATCCATCTAATACTTTCTCTCCCGTTTGCGGATTAACAAAGCCATTAAGCTCTGCTTCTAACGTAAGAATCTCGTGTAATTTTAATGTAATTTGAGCCATTGTTTGGTTTTATTTATTTAGTGAATCAATAGTTTCGTTGAATGCGATAATATCAATAGTTGTTCCATCTGCAAATACACAAACTCCCTCATTTTGCCCTTGCTGTGTAATTGAGTTCTGTGAAAACTGAATAATTTTTTCTACGTCAACCCAGCTTCTTACGATAGCCTCGCCTTTTCTTGTGGTAATTAAAATAAATTTCTTCATTATATATTTGATTTTAGTTTTCCCATTTACCTCTTGGGCATTTTTGTTCTTTAGGCACATCTGGGGAGGTGTAGATTTTAGCCGCAATTGGGCATCCGCAAGCACCACATTGAAAATAATTGTTTACAATTGAGCCTGTTATTGATTTGACATCTACTTCTTGTAACATTTCACAAGGTTCGCAGACTTTCATTCTTTCATCTGCAAGTGCCTTTTGCTCTTCCGTATGGAACATAGCCGTTCCCCAAGCTTTAACGATAGTTAGAAATTTGTTCATTGCATATTGTTTGGTTGTAACAAATTTAGGCAAAATTTGTTACAAAACTATGTAGTGTATATTGTATATCCATTATAAGAACAAGATCCTCCTACAGAATATCCTAATCCGCCTGTATTAAAAGAAGCATTAGTATTACGGCAAAAATAAATTGTTTCGCCATCTTGCAACCAATAGCTACTATTACTTCCTGCTGAACAAGGTAACCATTCAATATAAACCTCACTACCGCTGTTGTTTGAAATAGATATTTCTTCGCAACAAGCACAATCTGCTGATGAAGGAGCTGACGTACCCAAATCTGTTCCATTTGCAAAATAATGATTATAAGTAGAAGAGCAAGTATTTGTATCCTTGTACACCCCATATGAGTTGCAGCTAATGCAAGTATTGTAACCTTGAAAAACAAGATTTTGTGCATAGTTGCACGAGCCAGATGATGGAGCTGATAATCCAACATCAACTCCGTTTACAAAATAGTGATTATAGGTTGAGCTACAAGTAGTAGTATCTTTGTAAACAGTATAATTGGAACAGCCTGAGCAAGTCGAATAGCCTTGGTTAACTAAATTTTGAGTTGTATTACAAGCTGATGTTGTTGGATTAGTTGTATATGTAGTTCCCCCAGCTTGATACTGATCACCCGTGAAACACACATTCACGTTTTGGTATACAGAATAAGTTGTACATCCAATGCAAGTTTGCCCTACATAAAAAGCATAGTTTGCAGAGGATGAACAAGACCCTGTTACTGGACTTGAAGAATAAGTGTTTCCATTAGAATAATATTGATTCCCCGTAAAACATCCATTTGTATTCTGATAAACAGCATATTCTACACATCCAACACACATAACCCCAATGTAACTTGAGTAATTTGCACTTGTGTCGCAAGCACCTGTTGCTGGATTGTAACTCCAACCTACTCCATTAATTTGATACGGGGAACCAGTGTAACAAGGTTTTGCTGTATAATTATGTGCATACACAAAATATGAGTTACATCCAGAGCAATAAATTTGTCCAGTGTTTTCGTATTGAGATGAATAATCACAAGCACCATTACTTGGGGCAGTAGTTCCTACAGCAGTCCCATTTACATAATATTGATTGTATGTAGATGAATGAATATTTGTGTCCTTATATACGGTGTATGTTGTACAAGAAGAGCAAGTAGAATACCCTTGTGATGTCAATATTGGAGATGTATTGTATCCTACAGTTAAATCAAAATTAGCACTTGTCTTACTATTAATACCTACCCCCGATGCTGTAAAATTATTGCTCAATGTTACATTCTCAGTTGAAGCAATAACCCTAATACCAAGTGAAATAAATGTATTAAATATTGATCCGTGCAATACGCCCGACTTACTAAATGTAACTGTTCTTGTAGTTGAATTGTAATTAGATGTCCATCCCGAAGGTAAAGGTGTGTAAAAACTATCAAATGTAAGATTTGATGGCAATACATCTGTTAGTACGGTATCTGAAGAATAAAGATTACTTGTAGCATTCCTTACTTTAAGTAAGTATATAAATGTTGTGTTATATGCTAAATTTGTCCCCGCAGCAATGTCAGTTGTCCCATCGTTTTGTTTAGCAACCTTTTCTACCTCAAACGTAGGAAATTGTAAATACCCAGTAGCTGTAGTTGAGTTAGTTGGGCTATATTGAGCTGTTAATGGAATAGCTACTAATCCTGAACCACCTGTTGTCGGTCTTGTTGTTGAGCAAGTTATTGTTATTACAACAGTCGCCCCCGATGCAATAGCACTTGTTATTGTTAGTACACCGCCAATAAATGTAGATGTTACGCCAGATGTTATTGTGTAGCTAACATAAGATGTGTTACTTGCAAATGATATAGACAATGGCACAGAAGACGACGTAGTAAAAACCTCATCGTTCCTTACATTAATTGTATAAACTACATTATTCCCCGCTGTTACTGTGCTTGGAGACACAGAACTTGTAAGATTTAGATTATAAAAAGGAGTGGTAGCTACAATAGCTTTTCTCGGAAGCAATTGATTTGCCGAACGTGATGTATACTCTGAATATGTTTCGTCAAGATAAATGTATGTTGATATATCAGATTTCTTTACACCCTTAGCGGAAGACGTGAATGCCGTTTTTTGATATAGGTCACCCGAAGAAATAGCTGCTGCTAAGTCTGCGTAAGTAACAATCTTATTGACATTCATTGTCGTCCAAGCACTCATATCTATAATTTAGCCTCTAACTCTGCGATACGCTTTTCTAATTGCAAAATCTTTAATGTATGGATGTCTGTATAGTTAATTGACAAAGACACCCCATCATTATTTACACACTCTGGTATTATATCATAGACATCTTGAGCTGAATATCCATAGCGAATTCTATCTTTTTCGTACGTTGTACGCATATATTTAATTGTGTCGATTTTGGATACATCAATATCGGGGTTAGTTCCTAATATGTTTTTGTATCTAATATCTGATGACTCAAAGAATCCACCCGTTGCCGAAATGGTACTTGTTGATGTTATGGGTGTTGATGTTGAAGCACCTCTCGCTGTAACAGAAGCTAATGTATCTGTCTCCGTATAAGATGACAAAGGCGTAAATCCAAGAGCAGTAGTAACCATCGATGATGTTATACCGCTTATGTATCCATTTGGATTAGTTGAATTATATGGAGTAAATCCAAGTGCAGCTACGACTTGGCTTGAGTTAATAGTAGATAAGTATCCATTTGGGTTTGTCGCACCGTTATATGGGGTATATCCTAACGCTGACGTAACATCTGAAGACCCAAGTGTTACATCTCCACTACGACCAAAAACGCTCGTCACAGGGAAAGTAAATGAGTCGGACAATGTAGTCCCATCTTGCTTTGTTAGCGTTAGTGTTTTTGTCGATGTGCCAGAAAAAGCAAGAGATACAGCAGACCGATTATAAGCAGTTCCCCAATTAGTAATGTTAGTAGATGTGATTCCAAACGATGGAGAAGCCGTAAAAATTGGGTCTGATTCACCTGCTGAAATAGTTTGATATGTTATAGATGTGCTACCTACTGTAATGGCAGATTGATTAGTGTTGCCATATCTATAGTTAATGTTAGTCCCCGCAGTAACTAAGTATTGGTATCCCCGAAGCTCTGCATCTGTATCTGAATCTGTAGCTCTTGACCAAGCACCAGAGGCAGCAACATAAACTCCGTTTTCAGATTGCGTTGTTTGACCAATGACTAAAATACGATCTCCAATTGATGGAGTGTATCCTGTTATATCAGATAATCCAGAAAGCCCTGTGTTCGATAATGCTACTGTTTTTACGGATGCACCAAGCTTTAATCCAGTAAGAGCTGTGTTGTCTACATACTGCTTTGAAGCTGCGTGAGTTGCATCAGTTGGCGTTACGGGTACATTTATGTTGGATGTGTACGTCCAAGTATCATTCGCTGTAATTCCTCCGCTATTACCAATTACGGGAGTAATAAGAGATGTTTGAAATCTTGCAACACCATTTACATCTAATGTATACAATGGTGCAGAGTTCATTAATCCTAATCTATTATTTGTGTCATCCCAAAAGAAATTAGCGTTATCTTGTTTTAATATTTGACCATCGCTAAAAATTATAGAACCAGCAGTAAACGCAGGAACCGTAACTACCTTGCCATCTGGCTGAACTTGTAATAACTTATTGTAAGTCAGTACAGGAGTTTCAATGGTACTTGATATATATAGGTTATTAAGATTTATTGAGCTATATCTTGTGTCGCCTAAATAAATGGTGTTCCCCGCATTTTTTGCGTAAGCAAAATTTCTACCATTAATTTTATACCCACTTGTGCCATCAACACTATCAACATTAAAAGAACCCTCCTTTATATCAAAAGAATAATTAGGCAAGACTGTGTTTAATCCAATTTTGGTGCCTTGTTGAAATAGTATGGAGTTTATTAAATTATTGCCATCAGAATTAACTAAAGGTATATAGTTTTCATCGGCGGAAATATCTAATGCGATTGTACTTTCTACTGTATTCGTTACAACAGTTGAGTTATTTGTAACATTCGCTGCTGCAGGAATAGATGTGGGTGTAGTTTCTTTTTTTGTAGCTTTAGGAAACAAATCTCCTACTGGCACAGATACTACTGCACCAGCATTATCAACCATCATTATTGAAACTATATTATCAGGTAGTTGTGCCATATTTACAAAGGTAAAACAATTTTATTGATATATTTCTGGCAAATCAGTTCTTACCCAATTACCAATTTCCTCGTTCCAATCGTAGTAGCAATTGTCAGTTGGAAGAATTTCTGGCATAGGAACAGGTGGCATATAAATACATTTATCCTCATCTAAATCTACCCAAGATGGGAATGCTGGAGGTGGAATAAATGCGTCTCTTACTGAATCGTATTTATAACCCGAAGATGCAAAGTTTTTTCTAAATGGAGTCCCGCCTAAAATATGCTCTCCCATTCGTGTATTGTAAGATGTTTTTAACCAAGTACCGCCTAAGCCTAAATCAACGGAAAGGAATTCTTCTCCTCTTGATTCATTTTCATCTGATACAACAACCACTCTTACTACAATATTATTTTCGTCTATTTCTGCAAAGTGTGCCATTATGATAATACTTTTAAAATTCTCCATACCCCTGACTGATATATTTCAAGTACATATGGTGTTGTGTTTGTATTCACTCTAATCATTCCTGTTGCTCCACTTGGTCTTTGAGCATTAGAACCTGCAGGTATCTGCAAGAACCCTGTATCATTGATTACTGTGTTTTTTAGAGATGCCATATTATTAAGCTATAAAATTTCCTGAACCATTAAATTGATGACAAGTGTATCCGTTATATTGTGTAATAATTCCTCCACTTGCTTTTGGAGGTCCAGAATACCTAATCAATACAACTCCAGACCCTCCTGCGAATCCAGTAGAACCATATCCTCCGTTGTCTCCTTTCTGGGAAGTTGCCCCACCCCCGCCTTGACCTCTATTTGCTAAACCCGCCGTTCCTCCTATTTGTTGTGCACCACTACCATTACCACCACCATTGTTATATCCTCTTCCTCCAAGACCTCCAACTCCTCCAAGAGGAGATGCCCAAGATCCTCCTCCGCCTCCACAGTAGTATAAACCCGTTCCAGTCCAATCGTAATATAAGCCTATGCCGCCTGCCGCCTGATTGCCAGAAACATATTGCCCTTGACCATCAGCACCCCCAGTCCAACCAGCCTCCCCAGCTCCACCACCACCGCCTGCAGATGCATAGGAAGTTGTATAAGCTGTCCCTCCACTATTGCCTTGCCCAGCAGTCCCAGCCCCATTGCCATCAATTTTATCACGACCAGATCCTCCTCCTGATCCACCACTTTGACCGTACCAATATGGACCTTCTCCATTAAAACTACCTCCGTGACCACCGCCTATAGATGTATATCCAAATGCAGATGAATCTCCTCCGTTAGACCCCCAATAAATACCACCGCTACTATTACTTTGAGAGCCGCATCCACCAGCTCCAATAACAATAGCATAAGCTGTATTAGTGGTTACTGATATGTTGCTAATAACTCGAAGACCGCCAGCTCCTCCTCCTCCGCCACCTCCGTACCATATAGTACCACCAGCTCCTCCTCCGCCACCTCCTGCAGCAATCATTACGTCGACTGTATAAGAGTTTGCAGCCAATGTATTCCAAGTAGCTGTAGCACCATTGTATATTTCTATTACATTAAGTGTGGTATTATAACGCATCATACCATTTACTCCAGCTGGTCTTTGAGCTGTAGTGCCCGAAGGTAACTGTATAAATCCAGTATCATTAATTGTTGTATTCTTTAAGCTTGCCATAATTACGCTGTAAAAGTTCCAGTCCCATCAAATGTATGAACGGTATATCCTCCATAAGAAACTACTGTTCCTCCAGAGCCTCGCTGCGGTCCAGCATATCTTATAACACATCTACCTGAGCCACCTCCTCCAGACCAACTATCTTTAGCCCCTCCACCTCCAGCTCCCCTATTTGCAGTACCCGATGTAGCACTTGCTTGAGCTGTACCACCATATCCTCCTCCATCTCCAAGTCCTTTACCTCCGGGTGGTTGACCATTTGCGTTTCCATATCCATTCTGGAAAGCACCTCCACCCCCTGGACCATAGTAAAAGTTTGTTCCTGTCCAGTTTATTAAAGCTCCTTCTCCTCCACAGGATACAGGATCATATCTTCCATTTAGGTCATCTCCTCCTGTGTAACCACCATTACCAGCACCTCCTCCGCCTCCTGCAGAACCCCAACCACCTTTATAAGCACCAGCACCATTATTGCCTTGACCAACAGTTCCATATCCAAACGTAAATCCATCATAAGATGTGGTATCACGTCCTCCACCACCACCTGATCCACCATTACATACGGTATTCCACGCTCCTAAATATCCATTAGGGACACCGCCTCCTCCTCCAATAGCAGTAAAACCAAATGCCGTACTATTCCCACCAGCGTTTCCGTATGTTCCTGAACTATTAGGAACAGAACCGCCTCCGCCACCTATTACAATAGAATATCCAGTACCGGGCGTAACTAATATACCACTATTAATAATGACACCACCGCCACCGCCTCCGCCGCCACCATTGCTTCCTCCTCCGCCAGAGCCTCCGCCAGCCACCAATACCATTTCAATAGTATAGTCTGTACTGACAGTAAACCAAGAGCCGTTAACATAAGCTTCAACTTGACCAGATGAAGCATTAAAACGCATCATTCCATTGGCGGGAGATGGTCTTTGAGCTGTTGTTCCGTTAGGCAGCTGTAAAAATCCAGTATCATTTATAGTTGTGTTCTTTAATGATGCCATATTATTTACCTAATAAGCCTTTAAGTTCGTTAATCTGTTGTTGCTGCTCCTTAATTGCCTCGATAAGCACTGCAGTAAGTCTACTATAGGAAACAGACTCAACATCCCCTTCCTTATTTTTACTTACTACATCTGGTATAATCTCATTCATTTCTTCAGCAATTACGCCGATTTCTTTTTGTTTATTATTTTTTTTAATGTAAGATACGCCACGCATCTTTAAAACTTTATCTAAGCCAGATTCAATTACTTGGATATCTTCTTTATATCGTAACGCTGACGCCTCTGTAATAGCTCCATTGACATAAAAGTTGCCATATACATAAGTATTTGTGCTATTACCCAAATATAACCAACCTGTTGATGGATTTTGAATGAATAGGTCATTCCCACTTGCAAATATTTGGCTGGTTACACTATTTGTAGTATTTGTTAAATATATGTACGGACTGGCTTTGCTAATTGTTAGGTTGCCAGTCAAAGTTCCTCCAGAAGTTGATAAATATGTGCTATTATCGTAGGATATTGTAGTTCCAGACGCTTTAACAAAACCTGTACCATTAAGTGTTGTTCCTGCTGAAATTGTCCAGCTTCTATCTGCTGTCAAATCGTATGCTGTACCATTAATAGTTAATGTGCGAGCATTGGTTACAGGCGTATATCCTAAGGCTGTTGTAACATTGCCTGATGTGATACTCGTTAAATATGTACTTGTATCTAAACTCCAAGTATCAGCAGCCGTTTTCTTTAATAATCCAGATGTGCCAGCAAGACCTGCGATAGCAGTTAAGTCTGCGTCTAATGGTTGATAATTATTAGTCAAACTCCATACCCCATCTCCAGCCTTAAACAATAATCCACTCGAATCGGCAAGTCCAGCGATTGCAGTTAAATCTACATCTTTTGGCTGATAATTTGATGATGCGGAAGATATAGTCAAATAAGTTGCCGCAGCCGTAACTGTATCCAGATATCCCGCTGAAGCGTGATTACCCCAACCATAAGCTGTGTTCCAATTAGATGAATTATTGGTTGTTGTGTACCAAGAACTCGCTGTATAAATAGGGTCTGTTTCAGTATATGAAGTCAGATATGTATTTGAGTCAACCGAGCCATCTGCTTTTAAAAATTGAGAAGATGTTCCGCCCGACCTAATAATAGAAGCCGCAGTAATATTCCCAGTAAATGTCCAAGTTCCTCTTGCTGCTACTGTGTTTGTTCCTGTAGTTGAGCCAATAGTTATTGTAGTTGTACTTCCAGATAATCCAGATGTACCAATATTTATTGTTTTTGTTGCTCCAGAAACAGTAGCACCTGTTGCAATTGCTATTGTCGTGTTACCTGTAGACGTTGTTAATGTAGTATTTCCAGAAACACTAATAGACCCATTTATTACACTTAGATTACCTGAGAATGTCTTAGAGCCTCCAAATGTCTGTGTGCCATTTGTCACAACACCTCGTGCAATTGTAGAGGCATCAGGGACACTAAGTGTTATTACAGGGGTCGTTGTACTATCTGCAACACTTGATGTTATATCACTTCCCGCAGAATCAATAGTTAGTGCAGCTACCGATGTAACTGTTCCTACGTTTGTAGTATATCCTGCTGGATTCGATGCATCGTATGGAGTGTATCCTAATACAGTAGCGATAGTCTTGTTCTTCCATAATCCAGTTGCTGATTCATAGAATAACCCTTCGTTATTTGCAATTGAAGTTATTAATACATTATGAAGCTCTTGTAATTCAAAACCATTTTGAACCTTAACAAATATTTCTCCATTATTTGATTGTACACGAGTTACAATACCAATGAATACTAAATGAGCAGGAGCTACTGGTTTATTTGCTAATCCAAAAATCAAATCTCCATCTGTGCCTAACCAAACTGGGTCTCCAGCCGTTGCGGTAGATGTATTTAATCCAGAAAGCAAACCTTCGGTAATTACTTTTACGGGATCATTAGTTACTCCCCCTGTTTCTAATAATCCGAGTGTCTTAGATGATGTTGCCTCTGATGTATTTGATGCCGCAGAAACAATCATATTTGTTCCATCAGCACTTGAAACGTAAACAGCTTTACCTTTGGCTAATGTAGCCCCTAATTTAACATCGTGTTTTAATTGGCTTGCAAAATTATCAATCCAAGTGGTATTGTAATTTGTTCCATCAACTTTAGAAAGAATCTGCCCAGCAGTACCACCAGATGGAAGCAATCCGCTTATAGTCCAAGTTCTATTTGCTGTTAAATCATAAGTTACACCATTGATTGTTAGTGTGCGTGCGTCTGTAACAGGAGTAAATCCAAGTAAGTTCTGTTTAGCATCTAAAGCTGACTGCAAATCTGTTTGATTTGATAATGTCCCAATGATACTACCCCAAGTTCCGCCTCCGCCTGCAGATGAGCTAATCTCAACATAAACAGTTCCGCTCCAACGATAGATTTTATTTGTATCAAGTGTTACATAAATCTTTCCTGTAGTTCCAGTTGCTGGAAGTGACGCTAAATCTGCATACTCTAATACATCGTCAACATAAGAAGGTAATTGTGTAGAAGGAACTAATCCAGCTCCATCTAAACTTGCATATCCATTTGCAACACCTTTGTTGGCTGCGTTCTCAGGAGTATATCCTAATGCAGTTGTAACTTGAGATGAGTTTATTGATGTTAAATATCCCGCTGAAGCGTGATTACCCCACCCGTATGCTGTATTCCAATTTGATGCATTATTAGTTGTTGTATACCAAGAGCTTGCTGTATATATAGGGTCTGTCTCACTAAATGATGTCAAATATCCCGCTGAAGCGTGATTACCCCACCCGTATGCTGTATTCCAATTGCTAATATTAGTATTAGTAATTCCGTAAGCAGCAGATGCAATAAATATAGGGTCTGTCTCAGAAGGTGCTGTGTAAGAAATAACACCAGTGGAAGAGTTGTAAGAAAGACTACCCGTTGCAGATATCGCAGATCTTGCTCGTGCATTTGTAAAATACAAGTTTCCGCTTTCAGGAACCACACCAGTGTTTAATGTTGCCAAAGCCCCAGCCCCTGTAATATACTGAAGAGGATTGCCTGTAGCAGAAATATTAATTGTCCCACTTGTTGTTATAGGCGACCCGCTAACAGAAAATGCTGAAGGCACAGATACTGCAATACTTGTTACTGTTCCTGTATTTGCCCCTGCCGCAATACCATCGAGTTTTGCTTTGTCAGCGGCTGATAACGCACCAGATGTACTTGATGTGGCAAGAGCAAGAGAAAGTACCTGAGATGCCAAAGAAAGACCATTGGCTGTACCTATGGTTACAGCATTATGAAAACGAGAGTCGTTACCTTGGGCAAATGTGTTTGAGGTAGTTCCAAATGTAGGCGTATAAGTGACCATATTATTGGAAACCGATACGGTAAACGATGGATTGCCTGAAGAAAAAAGTAATGTGCTTCCAAGTGGTACACTATCTGTGTTAGCTCCATCAGATATGCTGAATGAATTTGAGCCCGTTGAGGCTATTTCAAAAGGAAGCATTCTTGTTAACTGAGGAGTATATGTAGTAGAATACGGCTCAAGAATTGACAATAACTCACGCAATACTGGCTCTGAACCATCTTGAGTAGATGTCTCGTATCGTGTAATTAAATGAGTGTATAGGGCAATTACAAGGTCGTACTGCTCACTTAGAGTATTAAATTGAGTATCGTTTTTTTCTTTATAAGAGTCAATTAGTGACCTATAATTATTAATTTTTACAACTAACTCTAATTGAGTTGGGCATTTTTTAATTAAATACGTTTTTGTAAATAATTCAGTATAATAGACTGAAAGCCAAGAGTTTGTACTATGATTATAAGTTATTGAAATGTCAGATGTTGGAGAATATGTTCCATCATAATATTTCCCTGAATTAACAATATCAATGATAGAAGATGATACTGTAGACACAGGTGATACAGCGGAAGCCTCAGAAGTAGTAGGAAAAGAGCACGAAAGTGTTCTGCTTAAAGTTCCACTAAAGCTCCCAATTGGAGAATACGATGTCGTGTCTTGAAACTTTACCTCTGGGATTAATACATCAGACAAATTTGTTATCCCATTAGTTGGCTTAACCCAATTAAAATCAAATTGACGAGATAAATTATATGTTGTTGATGTATTGCTTACCGCAACAAATGACACAGAATATGAACCAGTTAATACATTATTGTATATATCTGTAGGGGCTTGAAAGTCATAAGATTGCCCTGATCCCGTAATGTCGGGCGATAAGAAGTCTGTGTGATTAATCGCTGTTCCATCAGGGAATACAATAGAAAAGTTTCCTTTGCTTAAAGTGAATCCTGTAGATGTATCGGTTAGGCGAATAACTCTTGATTGAGTTTTTTCATTGATCCTAAATTGTATATTGAATCCTATTGCCATTTCAAAGCCTAATATAATTTGTGTAAATATACTATAATTTAATTTGCTATGAAAAAAGAAAGAGGTCACAATATGCGACCCCTTCTAATTAACCGAAACCAAACAATCAATCCTGTTGTCGGATTTACCCTAATCGGGTCTTGATGGCATTTAGCTCATCGGGATTGTTTTCTTCTAAGTAATCGGCTAACTCTTTAAAGTAATTCTTGCCTGCGGCTTTCTTGTACTTAAAGATTTCTTTTTCAGTATCAACCCACTCAAATACTTGTGCATTGATATTGTTTCTAATAATTCCTTTTTTAACAGCTTCTTTTAGAATAAATTCTGCAGCAAGCGACGCACGTTCTACAATTTGTAAAAACTCTTGAGGGTCGGTTTCTGCAAAATCTTCCACTAAATTACGAATTTCTTCGATAGTTTCAGCATCAATACCTAAAGCTTGACCAACCTCTTTAACTTTTACATCGTCTAAATCCATTGCCGCTGTTACAGCTTGTGCAATAATTTTACGCATTTGTCGCTCTTCCATCGCCTCTTTTTTGTTGTCAATACGGAAAAACATTGGCTCTTCTCCATTAGGGGCATTTCTGTCCTTGTTAGAGCCATTAAAGTTGCATAACTCAAGAAATTGATAAATTTTTTGATGAACAGGATTATTCCCGTTCAAGAATAAATAACCCATATTCGCTGCAGTAAATACTATACTAAGGAATTGAGCCTCTCCTTTTTCGTCTTGTCTTTCAATTGCAGCAATATTAACAAACTCTTGCTTTTGCTTATCATAAATAATATCAGTTGATGGGATTTGATATGCAGCAGGAATTAAAAATTTACCGTAATTATCGGGGTCGGGTCTTACGTTAGCTACTCTGTAGGTTGCTCTTTCGTCAGGTTTTAAAGCTCTTTTGTAAGAAGGAGAAAAGTTGTTGAAATCAGATGGTTTCATAATATTTTTTTTGTTTGGTTTAAATTTTAAAAAAAGGGAGGATTTTTAGCCCCTCCCTTTAGTTTACTCAAATTAGATAGAGTATTTCACGAAATGCTCGTTACCTACAGTCTCTAATCCTTCGATTGAGCTGTAAACGATATCTAATGTATCAGTATCCGAAGTTGGAACTGGTGCAAGACCACCCAACATTTTCTCACGGAAACGAGAGTTGATACCATCAGCCATCTCTAAGTAACGTAATTGCATACGATCAACTTGACCACCACCTTGCTCAACCTTAATCTTTCCAGCAGGAACTAAGTATGCTTCTTTAGTGAAAGCAATGTTAGTTGCAGTAGAAGTGATTTGTGGGTGAGACAATGCGTTAAGACGCTTCTTGTGGAAAGTACGTCCGTAAGCGTTGAATGATTGAATACCCAAAGCGATAGCAATTTCAGACTTTCCATTGTAAGAACCATAGTTGATACCACCGTTCAAGAAAGGAGAAGTAGAAGAAATGTTAGTATCGAATGCGTTATCAAAGTCAGCACCAGCCCACAATTGATACTCAATTGGGCAACGGTTAGCATCCATCAAACGAGACAATGCAGCTAAGTCAGACAAAGCGATTGTACCACCTGTAGCTGTGTTAGATACGATACCACCAGCGTTAGTGATTGTATCACGCAAACCACGAGTTGTGTTGATTGCATTTCCAGCAGCATCAGTCAAACCAGCAGACTCACGACCAAACAATACAGCGTAAAGGATATCCATACGGTGCTTCAAATATGCATCGTGTTGTTGCTTTAAGAAGTAGTACGGCTTGCCTTTGAATTCAACCTCAATCTTCGAACCGTAAGCGATATCTGTAACAGAAGTCTTAGTTTTGAAGATTTGCAATTTGTTAGAACGCTTAACTAAGTCAGACTTACGCATTTGGTTAGAACCAGTTCCTTCCGCATATGCGTTAGACATAAATGATAACTTAGCACCAGTTGCAACTGCAGGAATAGAATCAGCAGAGTTAACTGGCTTAACAGTAATAACAAAGTCAGTAGCAGCAGAAACCGCTGAAACATAACCTACAACACCGTTAGCAAACAACATCAACTCACCAACTACAGGCTTAACAGAAGTTGCACCTACGCAAGTGATATCTACAGAAGCACCAGCAGTTCCAGCAGAAGTGCCCGGAGTTTTAACTGTAGCTGTAGCATACAAGAAGTTATTTTGTACTGTGAAGTATTCAGTTTGAGCAGTAGCTTTTGAGCGACCTGTCCAATCTAATACGTCAAGCATAGATGCTTCTTCATCATAAATGTCCAATACATCCTTTAAAATTTCACGTTGTTCTAACGTGTTTGTAAAAGAGACCGTTGATAAAAACGAACGATCAATATTACCTGCTCCAATAGCCATTTTAGTAATCTTTAGTAGTTAGTAATTTATTTCCTTGTTACTGTCATACCACGAAGGAAACCAATTTTGTCGTCAAAAGGATTATCACTACCTTCTTCTACGACAGCTTTTGATTTCACACTTGGTGTGACATTTTTCAACTCAGCTTCCATCGCTTTTCTGCCCAAGGATTTGCCGTGCTTAATTAGTTCACCGACAAATAAGTCTGGGTTCTCAGTAAATGCGACTACTTTAACCCATTTATCCCAATCAATACTACCATCTCCTTTCGAGAAGTTTGACAAAAATTGAGTTGAATCAAGTGCAAAATCAACAACTTTTTCTGGATTTGCAACTTGGAAGTTAATACCTTCTCCGTTAGCAGATACTTTAATAAAGTTGTCTTTTAGTACACTTTTTACTCCACTTTCTGCAACTTGCTTTAATTGTGCTTGTTGAGCAGCAAGTTCTTCTTGTGAAGCTTGATTTTGTTCTTGGTTCTGCGATTGGATAGACTGTAAGAATTGCGATTGCTCTTCTTTGAGGCTCTGTCTTAGCTTGTTTGCATCTCGCTTTAATAATGCTTGACCGATCTCAACATCTTCTTCTTCGTAAGAATCAAGGTTGTACTTTTCAAGTTCCTTTTGGAACATTCTCTCTCTTGCTTTAGGACTTAGGTCAGAATTTTCCTTATCAAATTTAATTCTTAATAATTCCTCGTCAGCAATAGCATCGTAGTCCATTTGGGTGGCTTCTAAGAAAGGTTGTAAAGTCCCATACGTCTCGTAATACTCTACTGCCTTCTTAATGAAGTCATCCTTGAATTTATACTCTGTAGAAGCAGGCTTTTCCTCTTGGTCGTGGTCAGTTGTCTCAGTTTCGGTAGCTTCATCGCTACTTATGTCTGTCTTAACATATACCTCTTCCTCAGATTCGCTTACCTCTGCATTTTCTTCTATCAGATTCTCATCGTTTTGAGAATCATTATTTTCAACAACATCATTAACTCCTTCGCCTTCAGCAGAATTATCTGCGATATCAGTCGATTCGATATCTGATGTTTCCGTTGTCTCATTAATTACTGTTTCATTTTTATCTAACAGTTCATCTAAATTAATTGGCTCTGCCATATTTTTCTTGTTTGGTTACACAAAACTATAAACTATTTTTCATTATCTGCAACTTTAGGAGTAGATTTCTCCCCAGACTTTTTAATCTGTGCAATATATTCTCTTGAGTCAGCCTCAATTTTACTCATATTAATCTTTCCTTCAACTTTCATTTGCTCAATTTGGGCTTCCATTTGAAGTTTCATTGCAAGCATTTGTGCTTCAAGCTCTTTCTCCTTTTGGATAACAGCCATTTTAATTTGTCCTTCAAGTTGTGCTGTTTGTTGCTGTGCTTGAGCGGCAGTAATTGCAGATTGTTGCTGAATCTGTCCGTTCATTTGTTGTTGTTCCATTGCACGTTTTTGAGCCTCATCTTGGTTCTTTGAGATTCTGTAAGCAAGCATCACCTCGGCATATTTTAAATTATCCAAGTTTTCGATCATCATAGCATCTGCTAATGTGATTTGTCCAGACTGAATTGCTTGCTCAATTCTTCTTGATAGCTTTTCAAGTTCAGCTTCTGTAGGTTTTTGTTGAATAACCAAACCACATTCATATGCAGAAACATTTGGGTCTAACTTAAAGAACTGTACTGTACTTGAGCCTAATGCACGAATAAACCCATCAATAGTGCCGTTTGAAGCACTATCTTGGATACGCAATGTTAATGAGTACGCTAATCTTTCGAGCAAATTACGCTCTGCTCGCTTGATAAAGTCAAGTGAGTTGTTAGTTGACTCAGATGCATACTTAGCCACACCCTTTAGTGTACGAGGGTCAGGTGTTGATCCATCTGTGATTTCGTTAAAACCAAGGATATCACGCAACAACTGAATGTTATTTGTGATGATATTAAAATATTGCACAGCCTCGCTGCCAATACCATTATCTAATTCCTCAATTGGCTTGTAGTTACTTGCGTTACCCTCTTCGTTTAATCTACGATAAACAAGGTTACCTGTTTGATTGTACAAGTCAATAATCTCCATTGGCTTTAATGCTCTACCTCCACGACCCAAAGGTACGTTTTCTAAAGCCCCAAGCTCAATCATAATACCTCTTGGTCTTGCACGAAGCATAACATTCTGCAACTTGTACCAAGCCATCTGAATCTGGTCCGCAATAGGCTTCATTTGCTCGCCCAAAGAATATGTATTCATTTGGTAGATTTGTGGAGCTACAACGTGGTAAGATAAAGTCGTGTTAGTCAAGTCTGACTTTGAACGCTTCATATTCGTAGCAAGCTTGCAATCAAAGAAAATTTCTGAATCAATAATCCATTTTCCTTGATAAACTACCTTATAATCTGTCTTGCTGTATTTTTTGTCGGAGCGATTTGCTTTTGCTTTTGCAGCTCTACCTACAACCAAGTTTCCTTTTGAGTTTGTACGCTCCTCAAGGATAAGTTGATTTGTTGAATAAAACTCTAAATCTAAAACCCGAATACGGAAACCATCGTAGTTACGGTTCATATTTGAGTTAACATTCTTTAATAAGACAGGGTTACCAAGTTTGTTTTGGTATTTTTCAGCAATCATCTCATATTGAGCTTCCGTTATTTCGTCCCCAGCAATTTCTTTTAAGTCTGAAATTGTGATTTCAATTACCTCACCTAAGTATTGAACATCCTCAAATTGAGGGTCAATAGAGTATGACATAACTAAATTCGATGGAGATATATGGCGAGTCTTAATATTCCCCGAAGCATCGATATAATCTTTGTACCCAGATATTCCGATATCGACCAAATCTTCAATAACCTTTTCTCTCTGTTGCTCAAGTTTGTTTTGAGAGAACACAAGTTGTAGTGCTTGCTCCATTTCAATAGCCATTCTATGCTTATATGAATAGTTCATATACATATCAAGCTCCTTAAGGTTTGCCGCATCAACCTCTGGGTTAGGGACTAACGATGGGTCAAGTCCTTGTTTTTCAAACTCCTCTTTTAATGTTAGTGCTGCGGCATTTTTTGCATAAAACTCTTTCTTGTCGTCTTGAGCCGCTGGGTCAATTGCATCTACAGAAATACTGTAGTCGGATTTTAATAATGTAGCAAGAGCAATTCTACGAAACTTTGGAATAATAGGGAGGATGTCCCAGTTAATATTAATCCACGACTGATCTTCGTTGGCGGTTTGGCTTGGTTGAAATAATTTTTTGTACCTCGTAACTGACTGCTTACCAAGCATATACAACTTTGTTTCGTGGTACTTGTCACGACCATTGTAAAGTTGGTTAGGGTAGTAGGTAGAAAAATCTCGCCAAGCAGCTTTAAGATATTGAGCTATCCATTTCTTATCCTTCTGTGAGGAATCAATTAGATGGCTGGGAAAGCCAAGATATTGGTTATCGTTATTGTCCATAATTAAAACGGAAATACATCTCGTATTTCATATAGTTTTTGTTGTTGTTCAATCTTTTGGGCAAACTTTGATTTACTCGCAGAAATTAAAGTGTAACCACTTGCCATTGCCGCATCAAATTTAGTAGTATTTTTTATATCAAAGTGCAACCAGTCCTCTAAAAGATTTGGAAATTTTACTTTATGTAAGTTATCCATCACATAGCTTTCTGTCTCCTCTGCTATCTGCTGATGCACCTTTGTGCTTGCAGAAATACCGTACTTTGTCGAATTCGGCATTTTAACTAAAAATTTCTCATACCCACGGTACTCAAAATACTTAATCAATCCAATCTTTTGATCCTCCGATAAAATATCACAACCAAAGAAATGGCAGAGCTTAATCATATCCTCGTAAAATATTTCTGCCTTGTCAGGTCTGTTCAAATATTCCACCAAGAATGTTTCGCTCAACTCATCTGTTGCATCAAAACGCCTATAGACGTATGCTGCTCCATCAGAGCGTTCATTACTTGTTGTGATTGAATGGTCGAAGGGGTCAACTCCGATTGCGTACTTAGTCTTTGCCTTGGGAATCTTTTTAGTCCCAAACTCCTCTACTTGGTTGTAAGCATCCGTATCAAATGGCTTTGCTTCTTTTAAAACAAGAAACTTCCCATTAGACGACTCTTTAAACACAACTTTGGAATCCCGAACTCCTCCATCCCAAATAAATTCTCCACGCAAATATAGTTCTTTTTTGTCAATCCACGATATCGATTCAAGTTGTCTGTTAATTGCCATTGCATCATACAAACAAGTCTCCCCTTCGCTGAAGAACGCCTCCTCAATAGTAAATGGATTCTTACGGATATATGAAGCCAAAGCTCTTGGGTCACTCATCAACGCTTCACGGGCATTCATATAGTGTTCCTTCGCTCTTTCTTCGTCAGCAAACCCATACTTGTCATAATAAAGCGTTTTATATGCTGGCATAAAATATTGATAAAGACCAGACATAGTTCTTCCATTCTTATCTCGCTGTTGCTGGTCAGATGCCATCCAAAGTCGTTTAAACGCAGCACCACCATCTTCCATCTCCTCGACTGTTGTCGTGTATAACGCTTTGCCAATAATATGTTCTTCCTGTTGTAAACAGAATTGAACAACTTGGTGTCTTTCGTATACATCGACATTTTTAGTCTTACCCGCCTCATCGGCAAGGTATCGGTGCAGTTTCGTTCCATCGTAAGAAAATTTATCAGAAGATTTAAAAGTTATAGTTGATTCTAATTCAATTTTCTTATCAAAGTTGTCTTCTACAGCACCACGCTTATTTGTCTTGAAGAAACGAAGCTCACCTTTGGGTGTCATACCCTTTTCTGTATCGTAAATTGGTACAAAAAAATCGGGCAGGTATTTAAATGGCATAATCACCCCCTTTTGAAAGACTTGCTCTTTTGCATCTTCAAATGTCTTTGATTGGATACCCGCATTTTTATTCTTACTTCTGGATGTGAGCTCAAATAAAAAAGCCCCCGCCCGCATAGTCTTACCTTGGCGACGCTTTGTCACCTCAATCATCCCCAAACTGCGTGGGTCTTGGATACAGTATTCCAAAAAGTAAAAAAAGTGAACATCGGTCATCCTAAATTCTGGGTATCCAACATCAAGCTTCCAATGTGTTAAATAAAAGTAATGCAGACCAGTAATATAAGTAGCGTGACCATTATTATAAAACCAAAAACCATTAAGTCTTCTATCCCACTCTTGGTTACGGTAGTTTTGCAGTTCGGGGTTGTAGTAGTCTGGGTTCTGCTTTTGTGTAGAAATTTCTTTCTTTCGTTTTTGTTCATAATCTTTTGGAGGTTGTTGTCGTTCCCAATATTGATTCTCCTTACGCATCGAACGCTTAATAGGTTCTCTCTTCTCCCACGCATTCGTTAGGACATTATATACCATACCAATAGGAGGTATATTAACTGTAATCCCATTGATTTCTAACTTCTTACAATTCTTATGCTCTCTATACATTTGCTATTGCTTCGGGGGTCATATTTAATATCTGATCCTTCTTCTCCTTGTTGTCGCCAAATAACTTCTCCTCATACGACTCAATGCGTTTAATAATAGCATCGCATTCAGCCATCAACTTTGACTTAATCTCAAGTGCTTGTAGTTTATCTTTGTCGGTCTTGAACTGTGTAATCGGAGTTAACAGTTCGTTCTGATACTGCCACAGTACCTCCTCGTTAGCCATCAATACTGACCACACCTTCGACGATTGATATCGTAGGTACTGGTTTATATACCCCAATACTTTTGGGTGGCTTAAATCAAATAATTCTTCACGACCCGACTTCAACCCAACCATCTCTGCACACTCCTCCTTTCTGTTAATAATATCAGGTATCTTCAATCTTAATGGAGACTTGACATCGTATAGCAAAACTATGTACTTAATAATATTCAAATCCATCGATGAAACTCCTTCACCAAATATCTGCTTAACAAGTGGATTCTTATTAAGGTTTTTATCCAACACATTAAGTGTTAAATCATCAAAGTCAGTATCTAAAAATAATGCCATATCTATATCTTGTTTGGGCGGAGGTCAGGTCGGCAGGCGAGCGGCGAAACTTAACCTTTTTTCTTTTTCATCTTTTAGGGATAAACCCTTTTTTTCTTATCTCAAAAAAAAATTGAGCATATACTTTTTTATATTAAGTCTTATATTATATTTAATATTATGGTGATGCTATAGAATCACCCCCCTGATGGCGGGCAATCACCCCCCTGATGCTATAGAAGCATCTACAAATGTTTTAGTGATTGTATAGAAGCATCTACAAATGTTTTAGTTTTTACATAAAATATCACCTTGGCGTATCGTATAGTAGGTTTTTCCTTCAATCACATTTTCAAAGTTTGTATTCTTATCTATTACAACAATTTCACCTGCTTTCACATCAAGTGCATCAACATTTTTTAATGGTTTCCCAATATGTGCTAATCTTGCCTTCTTAATCGAGTCTTTTTTTGCGACAGATGTAATGAGACCAAAAGAATTTTTGACCGCTGAAATCTTTATTCCATCAACCTCTACCTCCTCAAATTCATCTTCATTTTCAACAATCTTCTCGCAGAACGTCCACCCACCAATAGGTATAATATCAGAGTCCCTGACAACGCAAAAAATCCAGCAGTAAGGAATGCGATAATAGTTACCATATACACAAGCATTCTCATCGAATGTAGCAAGGTAGTGGAAGTATACTTTGTCACCCACCCGTACATCTGTTTCAATTTCAAAACCATCCTCATTATAGCACTTTCCTTTAGGTACTGCTTTAACAATTCCATATATCCTTGCGTTGTGTGTGGGTTTAAATAAAGGGTCTATAAATATTTGCAATGACCCATATTGAACTGTGTCATCGTACTGTGCACCAATCTCTACAATCAAAGAGTTGGGCGATGCTTGAGTAAGCTCGTATGATAGCATAATTATTCTGTTTGGTTATATAAATCCAAAGTTATAGCATTATTAGCAATTTTCATAGCATTTGATTGTAAGCAAAGATTTTTGTCTTAAATGATATGTTGTGTCGGCATATGTATTTAAGTTGTCTGTAGTGGCAAGGATTAAGTGTAGCGAGTAACGAGTGCTTATGTTTGCTATGTGTTTATTTTTTTGTAGCGTAGGCTTATGCTCTTAGGGTTATATATATTATTGGGATCCGGTCAACCAAATTCGCGAAATCAGAATTCCGAAGTGAGTGGGTTTCGCTTTTGCAATCCAAAAACCTAATTTCCAATGTCTGAAGCCACATTTTACTGCGATCTCATACAAATGTTTTAACACTGGTTTGTGTCTGATCCCTACAATGTCTCAAATTTTTTGCCCCATCGTACACAAGGAGAGAACGAACAATCCGTTCGAACATAACCGATAAAACAAAAGACCATAACCACATCAATCCGATATCACATAGGTACAAGAAAGCAAAATTTTTTCCCACCAAAATCTGCCACCACAAATCACCTATAGCATAGGTAAAATTTATCTGCAAACATCCCTTGTAAATTAAATCATTTGTGTTATATTTGAATGTCGTAAGAGATGGCAAAACTGCAAGGTCAACAGATTCACCAAATGACAATTTCCAGTGTAGCATCCCGAATGGCAAAATCAATCAAATCATAAACAATTTAAATTCAAACAAAATGAAAAAGTTAGAAACAATCGCAATCTTGGTAGCATCTCAAATCTTTCTACCAATGTCATTCTTCAGCATCTATCACAATGCATTCGCTGAAGCAATCATCTGTGTAATTGGATGGGTTACAATGAACGGAATCACCTTGTTGATGTTGTCATCCGACAAGGCAGAAGATGTACCAATGACTGCCACATACAATGGGCAAGAATTCAAGGATGAACAAACCATTCACGAATGGAGAGAAGAATTCGAATTCGATTATTTCATCGATAATGCATCTCAAAACTGATAAGCTAAACTAATCCATAAACAATCAAAATTTTAAAACTATGTCACAAGTAACAACAATCTTCGGGGAAGTAATCAATGCAAATGAATCATCGCAATTGATGGATGGCAGAATCTTCAGCAGATACAATTATGTGTATGTCGCTGATTCAAATGAGCAAAAGAAAATCGTAGCTTGTTCCAATTGGAATGGCTTGGATTGGGAAACAACATATGTGTTGAAGACAGATGCATTGAGAATCCATCGTTCACCAAATGGTGGAGGGGATTACATCTCAAAAGCATCCTTGACTGCAAGTAATAGTCCCGTAGTTCAAATCGAATACAATGGGAAGACATACACATTCCGTTCGGAAGTTCAGCGATTTAATGCGGGATTTGTTTGGTCAATGGATGAATTCAGATGGATTGACCTTAAGGTAGCTGATAGAAATATGTGGGGAGATTTGAGATTAGTTCGTACGAATGAATCTGATTGGAAATATGTATACAGCAGAAATGGTAGCTACAATTCGCCATCATATGTTGATGCAAATGACTACATCAGAATGGCACAAGTTAGTTCATTCTCTTTGCCAATTTACTATCAGAATACACATCGTTCATTGGTAGTGGATGCCTACAGCGACAGATTAATTCACATCGATTCTGCGACAGAATTTCATACAATGTTGGATGGTGTATTGGTTAATTTCTATATGGAATCAAGAAGATTGTGGAGATTCAATGAAGGTGAAATTGTACCATTGCAAGTAACTGCAGAATTGGTGAATATCAACAGAGAATTTCGCAATACAATGCACAATGGCAAAAGATATTTCGACAGAGAATCTGCTGTGGCAAATGGATATACACAAGTCTTTTGTTCACATTGCAGAAGAGATGTAGATGCATCGCACGATATGGTAGATTGTGCATCTCGTAACTTTAGAAATGAGCGTTTCGGTTATCATTCATCGCAACAAGTGAAGACAATCAATATGCCAATGAATGTTGTATTCAAGATTGGTGTAGAGATTGAAAAACAATCACGATTGGGAGCAGTTAATGGAGCAAATGAAATCTATCACGAATTCGGATGGAAGAAGGAAAGAGATGGCAGTCTTGATGATACAATCGGATACGAATTGGTATCACCTTGTTATCCATTGTTTACTGATGACCTTATCAATGAGGCAAAAGCAATTGAGACAAGATTCCCTAACTTGATTGACTCAAATGAGGACAAGGCAAACTTGGGCAGATTCAAGGAAGCTTGTGGTGGTCACATCCATTTCAGCAGAAGTTACACAAGTGGACAAGATACATTTGAGATGATTAGTGGATATATGCCATTGTTCTATGCCATCTACAAGAAGAGAATTAACATCACATATTGTGAGGCAAAAGAGAAGTACAGAATGAAGAGTTCTGTAAACACAAAATACCAAGCAGTTAAGATTATGGACAAGAGAATCGAATTCAGAATCTTTCCATTGGTAGAGAATATCAAGACATTGGAATGGCGAATCGGATTGTTACGAATTATGGCAAACAATCCAACAGATTCATTCATCGAAGTGGCGAATATGTTATGTGATTCTTCATCTGATTTACACAAGCATATGCTCAAGATTTTTACTCTTGATAAACTGAAGAGAAGAATGTTAGATTCAATCGATATGGCACTTGATTTCGACAGAGATTGTGCAACATATGATTTCACAAATCTTCGTTCAGCAATTCGTTCATTATAAACCAAAAAGGGGAGAGCAATCTCCCCATTAACAAATCAATTTTTTAAACAATCAAAACAATTAATATTATGTGTATCGCAATTTTAAATTCCCCAAATGTTACATTCGAAAAATCTCTTATCAAAAATTGTTGGGATAACAACAGAGATGGTGGAGGGATGATTTGGACAGATGTTTCAAACAATCAATTACATATCTTCAAAGAGGTCAAATCCTTTGAGGCATTCTACAACAAATATGTTGAGGTCAGAAGAGATTTCCCGAAATCCAATGTCGTACTACATTTCCGTATCAGCACAAGTGGTGGAGTAAACGAAACGAACTGCCATCCATTCCAAGTTAACAAGGATATTGCATTCGTTCACAATGGAGTGATTGGTGAACTGAATGGGATTGATGCAAAGAAGTCAGATACGAACTTGTTCAATGAAATCTATCTTCGTAAGCTACCATCTGATTTCCTTTACAATGATGCAATCATTGGTCTTATCAAAAAGTTCATTGGTAGCAGTAAGCTAATCTTCTTGAATGCCTATAATGAATACACGATTGTCAATGAGCAGTTAGGTCAAAGAGATGATGAATTCGAAGGATGTTGGTTTTCTAATGCTACATACAAGAAGGTTAACTATATTGATTATGGTGGCAAGAAGGTATACAACAATGTCAAACCGACATACACCAAACAAGCTATACAAACCATCGTGCATTATCCGAAGGTAGAGAATAATCCTACAATCCCATTTAAGGATGACCTTAAGGCTAATGATAAGAAATGGTACGAATACTATAGCCAAGATGAGGATGATGCTATCTATGATGAATGGCAAGAGAGATACGACTATCTCAAGTCTAAAGATGTAGCATCATTGACTGATTCCGAATGGGAAGAGATGGAGAATCTAAAATGGTATTGCATCTAATACCATCTCATTGATTACAGAATCCCCTACAGAAATGTGGGGGATTTTTTTTGCCCTATGCAATCGTTTCCACTATCAACAACAAATCTGCTACGACATCACAATCATTCTTCTGTAGCATCATAATCGTTCTACTGCATCCTACAATCGTTTAGAATCAAGATATCAGCATCCAACATCACATTCTATCCATATAATCGATTCTCAAGGGATTAGATGTCATTAATTGCTGATAATCTGATTAATCATTTGTTTTTTTTTTGCAAGGATTCTGATCCCACAGATTTTTTTGCAAGGATTCTGATCACACAGGTTTTCTTCTGGTGGATACAGGTTAGATTTCAAGGATTTTTTAGGTTAGTCTAAAAATTTCTTAAAATTTCTGGCTACAGGTTAAATTTGATTTTTACAGGTCTGATCCCTCTGGGCAAAACGGATCCCATCAAAAGATTTTTTAGGCGAGTCTAAAAATTTCTTTTACTCTGGTACAGGCACCCCAGCTGGCGAAGTTCATGATCACAAAAGATCCCATCTGGTGCAAATACAGGTTAAATCAATAAAGTTTTTTAGGCGAGTCTAAAATTATTTCTGCAAGATACAGGTCACAGATCCCAAATTTTTTCTGGTGAAACAGGGGAAATCGCCAAAAAACCAAAACCACTATCAACAACGACCGAACCCGAATGCAAAATTTGATTAAGTAGGTAAAATGTAGGTGAAATGTAAGTTACTCACTGGTACAGAGCTGGTGAACCGACCAAGTTGAAAAGACTTTTTTAGGCGAGTCTAAAAATTTTTATTGACTCCTGCAGGGCTGGTGCAGGCGAGCTGGCTGGATGAATTTCTCTGGTACAGGTTAAAAATTTTGTCACTAAAATTTACATAAAATATCAGATCCCAAATGCGTATTGCGTGAAGTATGAATGGATTTTATGCGAGAAAAGTCACAGATATTAAAGTTTTTCCTAATATATTGTTGCAATTTTAAATCTAATGTTTTAATATTGTATGTCATTTAACCAGACACCAGTCATAAACAAAACAATCAAAATTTAAAAGTTATGAAAAGTTCAATTCACCAGTCCTACGAGGATTTAAACACAAAGTTAAACGAGTGGTACGGATGTATGCCGTACGGAGCGTTAAGTAAGATACATCAAGAGGATGTGTTATCTCTTATGTCTAATCGCACAGATGAGGAAATCGAGGAGATTATTACCGATTTAAGATTCGAATGGTTTGCGATGTCTACCGATGAGAAGATTGAAGCATATGAATTCTTGAATGAGGAGTATAAGATGTTTGTTCCTCAATCCCCAAAGAAGGTAAATATTCTAAATCTGTATGCAGATGATTTTAGGAGAGATACATATTGGGAAGATATATGTGAGGTAGTTGGAGCAGATGCATCATCAGATAATATCTCAATACAATTCACAGAAGTAGATTCCAATTACGGAAGTAGATTCTAATTTTTAACCCTTAAATTTTTATCAAAATGAAAACTTTAATTATTGACCGAGTAAAATTCTTGAATTGGTATAACGATGATATCGATTTCACATCATTAGTTATAGAATCCCTAATAATCGATAAGGTATATACGATTAAGTTGGAAGACCTATTAGATAATGTAGGTTACATTCCCGAAGAAGTATTAGTGGAGGGACAGCAGTATGAATTGGATAGCTACGGAGATGTAGATACATCAAATGTTACATTAAAATTTAACTAACACAGATTTTAACCTATAAACGAAATAAACGAAATGAAAAAGACAATGATTATTATCGGAAACCCAAGTAATGTGGATAGAAAAATCCTTGATGATGCACAAGGCAAAGAGTTCACACCAAATCAATTTTCTGATTTCTGTTGCCTACATAAGTTAGGCTACGAATAGGTTGGGGATTTTTGCACAAATGTAAACGATGAGTTTTTGTTTGTCGATTCGCAATTCATAGGGTATTGTATTGTAAACTTTTAAACCATAATAGAATGGAAAACGAGAATTTGCTTACAAAGAAAGATTTGTACAAAATGAAAATATCACAAATTAGGAAGGAGCTTAATGAGGATATTATGTCGTGTGTAAATTACAATAATCTGTTTGGAGAATATTTGATTAATCAGCCATTTGAAGTTGAAGATGTTTATATGGTTACTGCATTCGAAGTCGAATGGTTAGATTTCCATAACGAAGGGGAAGGAAAGACAATCTATTTTTATCTTGAATATTTAGATGGAGACCAAGCTGATGGCAAGTATATCTATGAAATGGATATCGTAACATTAGAAAACTTTTTTAATGATATTTTAATTACTAAATCTTATAGTTCATATTCTTAATTAATAATCAAAATGGAAAATTCAACAGAAAAATTTAGCAGAGAAGAATTGCTTGTGCATTTATACGAGGCACAAGAATGGATTACTCAAGTATCTGAATACGATGAGGAAGAATCAGTCGATAAGCATATCGTAGATATGATTGATGCTATCGAGCAAGTTGCACAAGGGATTGAGAGTCCTAAAGAAGTACGGGTGTATGCAGTAGATGATGGTATGTTTACAAAGCATCATAGCTTGTATTCGGATGAGGAGTTTATCGCTATGTCCGAAGAAGATGGAAATGTATGGTCTTTAGAGGGCTTTCAGCGAGAGCATAATAGTGGAGATTTATTTATAAGTAATTACACAATCAGATTTATATAACTATGAATGTACGAGAGATTTTAGAGGGCAAAGATTCCTCATTAAAGAGCAGTTATGTACAAACGATTAAGAAGTTCGCAAAGAATCGTAATGCAAATCAAGAGGACAAGGCTATCGTAACTATTTGCGATATCCATTTTTGGATGGGCGAAGTTTCCGAAAAGCAGATGGAATGGCTAATCAAGTATGCCAATCGTAACAGAATTGTTGGCGAGCAACAAGCTATCAAGGAGGTTCACGATAAAATTATTGAAGCAGTTCACGATCAGCCACTGGGCGATTTATTTAAAATTTAGACTAACCTAAAAAATATTATGAAGAGAGTATTAGTTGCTTGCGAAGAGAGTCAAGCTGTAACATTAGCATTTAGAAAATTGGGATTTGAGGCATTTAGTTGCGACATCCTACCTTGTAGTGGGGGGCATCCCGAATGGCATTACCAACAAGATGTGTTCGAAGTTATCGACAAAGGTTGGGATTTAATGATTGCACATCCCCCTTGTACATATCTGTCCGTAAGTGGAGCAAGGCATCTGTACAATAAAGATGGGAGTCCTAACGAGGAGAGGTATGAGAATCAGCGACAAGCGTTATTGTTTGTCTACAAGCTGATGATGGCAGACATTCCACGAATAGCTATTGAGAACCCCATAAGCGTTATTTCATCCAAGCTACGGAAACCCGACCAAATCGTTCAGCCATATTGGTTTGGCGATTCAGCGAGCAAGTCTACTTGTTTGTGGTTAAAGAACTTACCGAAGTTAGAGCCAACAAATATGGTAGATAAAGGCGAGTTCAAGGAATGGATAGATGGCAAAACAGGGAAACCTAAAAGGCAAGCGATGTGGTATTACGAAGCATTGCAGAAAGCGAAGTCTCCCGAAGAACGGAGAGGATTAAGGAGCAAGACATTTCAAGGCATAGCTGATGCTATGGCAGAACAATGGGGAGCTGTATTGTAGCTTATTCGTCTACAAAATTGGTCATTTCGTCTACGCAATAGACTGATCCCAAACGCAATTTTTTAATTTTAAATTTAACCAAACAATAAAATGAGTACGAAAAAAGATTTTTATGACCTCTTAACTTACGAGGAACGAGCATTATGGGAAGCAGAGTACCATAAGCAAAATGTAGGATTTTCATTAGAGAGATTTCTTGAAACAAAGGCTACATCATTTCAGCATTTTATGGCACAATCTTTTGTGTTTGATTTGTCGGAAAAGGGATTCGATTATTGGTTTAATCTGTCAAGAAGTAATCGATATTTAGCCGATTGGGTAGATGTATACTACAATGATGTGAATGTTATGACAGAGATGGTACAGAAGGGTTGTCGTTCAATCAAGATGCCATTACAACAAGCACATCAAATAGCAGAACAGATGTTAATTCAAAATCTTATAACTGGATTTATCGTAGATGAACCAAATTCAAAAATTAAATTTCAAGGAAATGACAAAGATTAATGTATCGGTGAATCCGTTCACTATGGTTGCTAAAATATCAGCAAGGATTGAAGGCAAAGAGGAGAGAACAGAAGTTGTATTCTCTCCATATGATTTCGGAGTGGTATGGTATCCATTCTCTTTAGGTCATCGAGTGTTTGACATCAGATTTACATATGATGGAGAACTTTTAGTTGAAATTGAGGATGCTGAAGATGGATCAGCACAAGCAGTTAAATTTGAAATCACAAAAAAATAATGAAAAAGCAAGTAACTACGAGTGACTATTTGGAATTGGGATTGGGATTAATTTTTGTCGCAGTTGCCTATTTTTTATTAGTAATCTATTAAGGAACAATCATATGAAATTAACGAACAATCATATGGCATTAAGGAACAATTTTATGAAAGACTTAAAAATTATATCGGGTAGTATAACTGCCGTAGCATTTTGTTTGATACCATTTACGGACAATCAATTTGATAAGGAGAATTTATTGGCATCAATAATAGTTTGTTTGCCGACATTTTTATTCGCAGCACACATAACGGGAAAGAAAAATGAAAGATAAGGAAGGGGTTTTTAAGGCAGTAGCATTTGTTATTACATTGGTCGCTACAATTATGATTTGGTTTGGGATATCATTGAAGTCACAGCCAATTAGCTTGATTAGGTACAGCAATTCAAGGGCAATTGTACTAAATCCTTCAGCAGATGAATGGGTAGATAATTTTGATTCCAGCTATGTAGATGCAACAACAGGTTGTTTAACATTAACACATAAAAGCACAACAAAGTATGGCAGAATTCAGTAATATTTTACGGAGGCACAAATTAAAGTGTGGATGGTGTGGACACGATCAGAATGCTGAAGAATTAGTGAAGTTGTTTACTAATAGTAATCGCAAGAAGATGAGTATGCCTTGCGAGAAATGCGAACTACCTTTAACTATCTCTCAATCGGTGATGGGGTTTTTATCAGCCTATCAATCTGATAGATTGAGGCTACTACGGAACATTGAGAAGGGAGTTAGCAAAAAGAATGGGTTGTATAAGTTCACCAAAGAGAAGTACGATATGGGATACTACGATGTAATTACAAAGGAGTTAAAACCCGTAGTTATAGGTGGAATTAATCCCGATGCATCTAAAGGTCATCAGATTATTGGATGGCTATCCTTTAGGGAGGGAACAAATGAGTGCTACCATTGGGATTTAAATGGTAGGGTGTACGGATTTACCGAAAAGGATAATCCACAAGATTTACTTTTAAAACTTAAAAAAAATTAATATTATGTCAAACAGAACAATTGCTCAAAATTATTTATCAGTTAGTGGTGTATTGAAACCAATCTACGCTATCAAGAATCACAATGTAAACATTCGTGAACTAACTACGGAATCGAAGTTGCGAATTAATAAGTTCAGAGTCGTGTATAAATTGGGTAACAGGGATGCAGAAATCGTTTCTATGTACCTTGAGGCAACAGATGACTATAGAACATTAATCTTTTCTAATCCTACTGATTCAACACGAACGATAGGAATTCCAATTATGAATGTAATTAGTTGTGAAAGAATAAATTAATTGTATTATATTTGTAAACCAAGTTTGGAGTTCAATTGAGGGATTGTACTCGAAACAAATAGGTAAAATCCTATCCCCAAGATTCTTTCCCTCAAAGGTCTTGGGGTTTTTTTTCGCTATGGATTTAGAAGAAATAGAAAAGCAAGCATTTAGGGTTATATGCAAGGTAAAGATTGCACATATCAAGATTGATTTAGCACAATGGGAGAAGGTTATGCAATATGCATCTCCAGAAATGTCAGCGTTCGATATTATTCTCAATAAAATTGAAGAGTTAGTTGGAGAAATTAAATTTTTAGAAGCCGAACAAAATAGTTTATAATGAAGTGGTATGCAATAATTCCTACGGAAGTTCTTTCGAGTAAGGAGTTGTCTTCGAGTGCAAAGTTATTGGTTGGAGTTCTCATTAGTTTGTCTAATAAGAATGGCTATTGCTTTGCTTCGAATCAGTATATCGCTGATACATTAGGGATGTCTATTCCGTATGTACGATCACTAATAAAAGAGTTGGAAGAAAAGAATTTAATTACACGAGAAGCATCACTAAAAAGTTCGGGCGATTTTGGTAGCAGAATGATTAAAATAGTTGATTTATCCCTACTAAAAGAGGAAAGCGAAGCCAAAAGGGGTGATGCTATACAATCAGGGGGGGTGATTGCGGGCAATCAGGGGGGTGATGCTATACAATCACCATATAATAAAGTTAATATTAAAGAGAATAAAAAAGTAATTAATGACCGATTCGAAGAGTTTTGGGATTTGTACGGAAAGAAGGTAGGCAAAGAGAAGGCGAAGGCTAAATGGATGAAATTAAAAGAGTCTGAAAAAGATGCCATCTTAATAGCCATTCCGAAGTACAAAGAGTTAAGACCAGACCCTACCTATCGGAAAGACCCTGAGAGGTACATCGGTCATCGGGTTTGGGAGGATGAAATACCAACATCATCTAATCAGCCTACTACAGCACAAGTAAACCAAACAAGTTTTGAAATTCAAATCCCAGACAAATGGTAATTAAATTTCCCACATTAGTGGACACATTATTAGAGAAGGATATCATAGCATATCTTCTTGAAAATTCTCACACATTTAAAGAAGTTAGCAAGGTTGTTAGCCAAGAGTCGTTCGTAGATGACTTACACAA